CTCTGTATTCAGCCGCATCTTTCTTCACTTGTGAGTATGATTCACAACTCTTGTCGTAAACACTTTCTTTTTCCCAACCGCTACCCCAGTTAGTCCAAATTGCCCAACCATAGCAGTATTTATTCTTCTTTGTCATAATCTCTTGTATTTAATTGTTCAACTTTGCCAAAATACCCTTGAACTCCTTCAATTGCTTGTGCGCTTTAGGAGAGTCGGCGTGGTTTGAAATAAAATCCTCTAGAAGGATTATTCTATCTTCAATAGCTGATGTGATATTTACTATCTCATCGCTCGTTAGTGTTATTGTCTTACTCATTGTCTCGAATTGTTTGGCGTGGGGAGGGGCGTTAGCCCCGTGGGGGCGCTGCCCCCTTATCTCCCAATAAAGTTTGCTTCTTATCTGTCCTAATGAAACTCTTTCCTTTGGAGTAAGATAGATGCCGTTAGCACCATCTTCTCTATTTGAAACCTCGTGCAGGATATATTTAAGTACCCACAACTGGTGAGCCGTTAACTCTATCTTCTTGTTTGTTGCCATTGTTGTTGCTATTAAATTGTGAAACATTAAAGTGCAGGTGTACGTTTGCTCCCAACGTCTGCAAGCCTTATGCAGCCTGGCTTCCTCACTTAACGTTCGTGGGTCAACGTGTTTCGATATTTCTCTAGTCTAACACGACTAGCGTTTTTCCATCTTGCGTGATGAGTGTTTGAGGCTTCTTTGCCTTTGTGCTTTGAGAGTGTCACTAACTCGGTGTACGTTGTCCTCGGTGTGTTATAGAGTTCTACCTCTCTGCCTTTCCCGACTAATCTGTACTTTTATAGAGGTAGTTAAACGTGAAGTGCTAAACGTGCCATCGTTCCTCTTGAAACCAACTTGATTTCGAGTGCAAAGTTAAACTAAAAGTTTTATTATATCAAATTTTTAAAGAGAAAAGTGCAATTTTAGGTGAACTTTAACGTTTGTTAGTATAAATATTAGTTTAATTCACAGATTTTGATATAAATATTAGATGAATTTTTGTATCTTTGCAGCCTAATAGTTAAAGTAATATTTATATGGAAATAGTAGAAAATGAAATCATAAAGATAAATCTAAAGGATTTACTTAAGGAGCGTGGTATAATGGCAAAGGATTTGGCTGATTATTTAAATATAACCAAGGTGGGTATGAGTAATATTATAAACAATAAAACTACTCCTTCTTTGGGTACATTGGCTAAGATAGCAAAGTTCCTCAATGTAAAACTTTCAACCCTTCTAGGTGAAGAGCCATTAAGAATAGTTGATACCTCGAAGGAATTTGCCGCATTCGTGCGGTATAAAGGTATTCATTATACGGCTGATACCCTTGAAGAGTTCTTTCAGCAAGTAGATGAAATCAAAGCTATTGCAAAATAACAAATGTAATATAAATCACAACTTTTATCTATGGTATTCTTATTAATTTTATTCGTAGCATTATTAATCGCTGCGATTATGGTTTTTTATGCATCCCAAAGTAATAGTAAGCCACAGAAATCACCAGTCGTGTGTGCAACAAAACTAAGAAATGTGGTGATGTCTTCAAATCCTATTGATGGCATTCGTTTTGGTGGAGTAATGGGCTTTATGCTTGGTGATAGTTATGAATTCTGCTTGTCCAGATTCAAACATTTGAAGCTGCAAGTAAACGAAGATGATTTTGAAAGTGAAACGTACAAAATGGGGATTTCATCGTACAGAAGCCAATATGTTATTTGGGGTAAAAATTCATATAACAATGTAAATGAAGTCTCTTTTTGTTATGGACAAGATAAAGTTTTGCAATCAATAACAATTGATGTTGATTTTTCAGAGAATGGCAAAAATTATATGTATAACGTCTTGATTAGTAGAATTTCTCGTGTTCTAGGTGTAGAACCATTTATGTGTACACGTGATTTTTCGAAATGGACTTCAAGTAAGGGGAGTATCTGTCTTTCAATATATTCAGATAATTTTGGAATGCTGCCTAAGAGTGAAAAGCTTCTGATACAAATAATGAGCCATTAGGGGTTGCCCTAGTAAACGCAAGGCGCTAGCCCCACACGGCATGGGGAGGGCGCTTGCGCCCGTGGGGGCGCTGCCCCCTTATCTCCCCCGAGGATTTTACTCCCCCTTCTCCATCACCTACAGAGATACACACACAATAGAGAGAGAAGAGAGACAGAAGAACACACCACATAACACATCACGCAACACTCACGCAACACGACACAACACCTTTGCCGGCAAACCCTGCAAACCCTAAGACTTGGTACGGAGAAGGTATAGAGAGGGTACGGAGCGGGGCTATATCGCATCTATCGGGCTTCTTCCTAGATGAGCGGTAAATCCTGCACGAAACCCCGAAAACTGCGAAAAAACCACAAAATCAGCCCTAAAATGCCATAAAACGGCTCTTATATGGCTCAAAACTCACGAATTTGGGAGAAATCCCGACCATCTGCCCGAAAATCGCAAAAATCAGCGAAAATGAAAGGAGTTCGCTTTTGATTGCACCTGCACAACATTCAAATGCAGCGTTAAATCTTCTTAAAGCCTTTCTTATGCGCACGTGCGTACCTATTAATGCAAATGGGCTTTTTGTTTGCAAAGTAACTTCATTTGTGAAATAAGAAATAACTTTACTATATCCTTTTATTCATCCTCGGGAACGACTGAGACTAAAATCCACAATATCAATCACTTGTAGTTTTATTACATTTAGTACTATTGTTTACAAAATTGGCGATTTTTGGTGGTGCGAGGGAAAAAGGTTTGGGGTGGATTGCGACCCGACAAACAGACTAGTGGTTGGAGGGGTAAATTTTCACGACCGGAAACACGGCAAAAGCTATCGCCAAATATTATATATTTGCCCTCGTAAATCAAATAATTGCAATTATGAGTGAAATTTTAGCAAGAATCCCAAAGAATTTGACCACTTCCCCAGTGCTTGGTGAGAAGAAAGAGTGGGTGTTGGGTGCTGCATCCTTGGCGCTTGGCATCGGTTCGTCTCTGTTCGGTGCTAACAAGGCGAAGAAGGCGGCTAGACGAGCACAAGCCGAGAATCAGTACAGAACGAACGCTGAGAAGGCTTGGTACGACAAGAACTACAACACGGACTACCTCGACACAAAGGCAGGACAGAACCTTATGAGAAGAGCGCAGGAGGTGCAGGATGAGTATATTCGCAAGGCTGATGGCGCTGCTGCCGTTGGTGGTGGAACTGCTGCAAGCGTGGCACAAGCGAAGGAGAGTGCTAACAAGGCGATGGGTGATACGATTGCCAATATCGCAGTGCAGGACACTTCCCGCAAGCAGCACGTGGAGGATGCTCACCTTCAAAACCAAATGAACCTCTCTAGAGAGCGTCAGCAGATTGAGCAGCAGAAGGCGCAGGCAACGAGCGATGCAGCCCAAAATGCTTCCAATGCCCTCGTTGGTTTCGGTGTGAACCAATTGGGGTCAGAACTCGAAGGAGATAAGTCGCAGAACAACAGCAAGTTAGCAAATCCAGCACCGACCCTTGATAACAAGAATGTAACAGACATCAGCAATGGGCTATCACACAAGGCTGATGCGAACGGACTTTTGAACCCGAACGCATCCAATAACCAGTTGGCTGGTGGTACGATGCTGGATGAAGCGGTAGGCAACCTCAACAAGAAGAAGCCGAAGGTTCCTCACCTAGGAGTGTAGGGCTTGGCTGAGTGAGGAGCGAGCGACTGGCGAGGCAAGGGCAGGCAAGGCATAGAGGGGCACCCCAAGACCCCCACCCCCTTTGACCACCGTTTGTAATTATAGTATATAAATACATAAATAAAAATCCCGCCACCCCCCACCCCCTCATTTTGGATTTCGGTTTTCCGATTTCCCCCACCCCTAAATTTTCGGGAAGTGTTAATGAAGTTAAACATTAAAATAATATAGATATGACATTTGAAGAAGCAAAGAAGATATTGGAGAAAGAAGGTTTCGTGCCAGAGCAGTTTCTTGGTGTACTGGTCGAAGACGTCAAGGCTGCTTCATGGGAAAAGATAGAAGTAAGTGAAGCTATGAAAGTGGTTGCGGAGAATGGTTATTTTCCTTTTATGGAAAAATCAAAGTACGAAGAGCGCAAGGCTCGCTTGAAGAAGGAGTACGAAGAGAACACCAAGGCTCCCGGTTCTGCCGAGAACCGCATCAAAGAAGATTCTGGTGTAAACCCTGCCCTTGAAGAATCAGCCTCCCAGTTCAACGATGCCTTGTTGGATGAGATGGTAAAGAAGATTGCAGAGCTTACCAAGGATAAAGAGCTAATGAAGAAAGCCACTCTTTTGCGGTTAGATGATTTCATTGAGATTTATAACTTGCTAACGAAGGAAAGCCAGAAGACCAAGAGATTGGGCAAGGAGATTGCTAAACTGAATGGCATCATCCATGACAAGAACGCAGTTTTGGCTGACGTTGCAGAGGAACTTCGCCTTTCAAAGATTCGTGAGAAGAATCTGACCGAGTCATGCCAGAAGTATATTAAGGCGAATGAGGAGTTGAAGGAGAAGCTTGCCAATAAGGTTGTTGACAAGATTGATGCTCAGGCTTTGAAGAGTTCCGAGAGTGCTCTCGCTTGGAAGGAGAAGGTGATTGCAGAGAAGGATATGGCGCTTGCCTACAACGAGAAGGAGATTGCCGACTTGCAAGAAAAGCTGGCGGCTACCAAGAAGGAGTTGGAAGGAGCAAATAATCTAGTTGAAATAGTTCGTAAAGGTTCTAAGGAGTATTGTGAATATGGTATTGCGGCTGAGAAGATGATTCAGAAGATGGCAAAGGATATTGTTAATGACAGACCAGTCTCCTCAAAAGATTACGAGCAATATCGTCTTTTGGCGAAAGGCTACAGATTCAACCCTCAGCTGCCTGATTTTAGCGAGGAAGAGGAGAAGAGTGTCGAGAGTGTTATCGCTTATAAAGATGAAGTTATTGAGACTTTAGATAAGGAGTTAGCTGAGGCGAAACATGAGCTTTCTTCGCTAAAGAGACCGTTCCGTCCAGAATCTACGGAGGCAGTTGTCCTGTTTGCTAACGCTTATGCTAAAGCCGTAAAGAAGCACTTGCGTTGCGCAGAGTGGAGAAACGATGGCAAGGAAGTATCTATTACATATATCTTGAAGAATGGCAAGAAGAGCAAGATTACTCTTGATTTCACTGGCGATGAGATTATTTTCTCCAGAACTGACCCAGACAAGAAACCTCGCATTCCTGCACCAGAAGAGCCAAAGCATGATTATATCTTTGAGGATTTCATAAACAAAACTATTGATAATTATAACAGAAGAGCTGCTAACCTCGGTTGTGTTGGAAGCAAGGACGGAAACGGCATTTTCGATCAGATGGTTGAGGTTGATAATGCAGAGGAAGGTGGTGACAATTCTGGTGTAATTGTGTTATGCGGCAAGGATTTTATTGATGCAATAAAGAAAATGAAGTAAGATATGCCAGTAAATAATCAGAATCCACAGCAGCAGAAAAGGGTACCTGTTTCCATGAATGGGTATCCTCAAGCTGTACATGATATGATGAGGGCTAAGTACCCAGATTATGATCAGGTGATGGGATTGGGGAACCAGACTATGCAGGGTGGTCCTAGTGGGCAGATTCCAGCGGTTGCTCCCCAACCTATGAATGTGAATGTGTTTCAGCAGAATGGGGGCGTTACCGGCAAACTGGAAGCTCCTGCTGTTCAGCCTCAGCAGCCTCAGCAGCCTCAGCAGGCACAGACGGCGGCTTCTTCTGTACAGACTTCCTATCTTGGTGATGCAGCAGAGAAGACTCAGCAGCCTCAGACCAGTTTCGAGGGAATGCAGCAGCCTCCTACAGGATGGAAGGCGGACGGTACACCAAGCTATGATGCGCTTTCTTCCGCTTTAAGTGGCTACCAGACGGCACAGAGCAAGCAGGTTCCAGAGTTCCAGGCAGACCCTTCACAGAGAGATGGCGGCTTCTTCGGGTGGCTCGGCAAGCTGATTCCCAAGAGCCGACCGAGTATGCGTGAGGGCGAGACTCCTGATGAGTATGACCGCAGAATCACCACCAACAGAGAGCGTATTGCTGCATTCGCCGATGCCATACGTCACATGGGCAACATCGTGAATGCTTCCAAGGGTGCGCCTTTGCAGGTGTTCAACGACCCTACAACCATGATGGAACAGGGCTACCAGAACCGCAAGGCTCAGAGACAGAGAGAGGCGGCGGCGGCTTCTGATGCGGCTTACAAGAAGGCAAATCTTGACCTTAAGAGTGCTGCCGCCAGAGCAGATCAGGCTTACAAGCTGTATCTGGCAGGGCTTCGTGGCGATAATGCACAGCTTGCCAAGGATAAGTTCGACTATCGAAAGGGCAAGGATGCGGCAGCTGCACAGTACAGACAGGCGAAGGATGAGCGAGACTTCGAGTATAAGCAGGGACGTGACAGGACAAAGGACGAGCAGACCAACAGAAGACTGAACATTTCACAGTATAATGCTACCCATAAGGGAAGCGGACGTGGACGATCAGGCGGCGGAGGCGGCTCTTCTGCCAAATACGTAACTTGGGATGCAGAAGGAAAGCCTCATTACGCATCCAACAAGACCATGTATGAAGCAAATGAAGCTTACTACAATGGAAATACTTCTGGCAATTCATCTACTTCAAGCAGCAAGGAAGTGTTCAACAGGGATGGCTCTACTACAAGAACCACCAACAGACAAGGCGGTTCCTCTGTTGCACAGAGAGCAGGAGCGCAGAGAAGACAGAGGGAAGAAGCCAGAAAGAAGGCAGCGAAGCCTGCCGGCAAGTCGAAGAACGGCTATAAGAATACAAAGAAACTTGGTTTATAAACATTAATATATAATATATGGCTGGAGATAAATTTGACCAACTTTACAACGCCTTGAAAGCCGATGGCGCAGTTTCAGGAACTAGAGAACATTTCAGACAGTTCGTGTATGCGCCGGGAAAGCAGGGCTATCATAACAGAAAGCAGCTCTATGATGCGCTTCACGCAGACGGTGCTGTTTCCAGTAATTCGTATGAGGAGTTTGCGCAGCGACTCGGACTTCACGCAGTAAATCCGAAGCCTCAGCAGCAGAAGCCAGTTCAGCCTGTCAAGAAGCAGACTATGAAGCAGAGAGCGCAGGAAGTCGCAGCTCAGTATCAGAAGTCAAGGCAGCAGAAGGCTCAGCAGCCTAGAACGGCTACTACTTCTGGTACGGACTACATGCAGAACTGGCAGTTGATGCACATGCGCAACGACCAAATGAACCCGATGCAGCAGGCTCAGGCTAGCAATGCGCGCGCACGCATGCAAAGAGCACAAGAGCAGTCGGCACGTCAGGAACAGCAGAGAGCTACCCCTATCAGCAGAAGCAGAATAACCCCTACTGCCAAGAACTTCAATGAGACAATGCAGCAGCTTTCTACTCCAGAGGCTAGACAGGCTAGAGCCAAGCAGCAGAGAGAGGACGATGCAAGAGCACTTGCCCAGTATGAGGTTGAGGGCAACAAGTTCGTAAGAAATGACGGACAGACCGAAGGTATTTTGGGTAATGATCTTCTCAGTCTGGTAGATTCTTCCATGAATGAGGCGCAGGAGTTGACACGCCAGCAGTATCAGCAGAACCTTGACAAGATGGGCGGTATCTATGCGCCTCAATCGGTTAAGGAACAGGCTTTCCGTGATGCGCAGACGCAGGAGCTGGTGAACCGTCAGAACGTTCTGATGAACAATCTCAGCAGTAAAATCAATGAGATTTACTCGCAGAAGGGAATGCAGCGCCATATTGCCGAGAGTGCAGAGAAACTTAACATGGGTGTGGAGGAATATGTTGACAAGTACGTGACTCCAGAGATCATGAACTATGCTCAGAAGGCTCTGACGATGCGTAATCAGGAGGAAATCATGCCCCATGGTGCGCTTGACTATATTGCCAAGAACCTCAGCAACTCTATTATCGGTATGGTGGTGGCTCCATCTGTGATGTCTAGAGATACACGACAGAGATTGCAGGAAGGTATTGCCATAGCTGATGGTGATGCGGAGATTCAGAAGGTTGCCGGCCACAAGGATGAAACCTATCGCTCGGGCATCGGTACGAGATTTGCATCTACTGCCGTAAACATGGCTGCTGATTCTGGTCCGCTTGCCGTAATCGGTGCCGGCGCAAGTGCTGCTGCGAATACAGGAACCCGAGTTCTGACTAACGGACTGGTGAAGGCTGGCGTGATGAAGGCGGCACAGAAACTTACCGCCCAACAAATGGCTTTCAAGGTGGCCAACATGACTACGGCACAGAAGATCATGTCGGGATTAGGAACCAGAACAGCAACAGGTGCGCTGAACCTTGCAGGATATTCGGGTGTAACTGCTGCCTTGAATCAGGCTTCTACTGGCGATGATACTTCGCTGCAGGCTATCGGCGAGGCAGGTCTGAAAGGTGCTGAGCATGGTGCGGTAACGGGTGCGATGTTTGGAATTTCGGGCGCAATCATGTCTCCTTGGGTTTCCAAGTTCGGTATTACAGGTATGGAAAAGAGCACTGGAGAGCGGTTGCTTCATGGCGCACAGAAGTTTGGTGCTACGGCTACCGGCCTGGGCGTTGAGGCTGGAACCATGATGGTTGCCGACAACGTGACTGGCGACAAGGATATTTCCTTTGGTACTTGGTTAGAAGATGTTGTGATGGTTGGCGCATTCAAGGCTGGCGAGCCTAGCAACTTCGTGAAGATGGGCAACATTCTGCATCATCTTACTCATAATAGCGGTGGTAATTTCGTGATTGGCAAGAATGCCAACGGCTCCCCTATTGCCGTGGATATTCGTCTGACTCCAGATGAGAAGAACGAGCTGATTTCTTCTGCATCGGGCAAGAATCTGATGGATGCTTTCGTGAAGGTGGACCGTGCATCGAAGACAGCTCCAAGAGATCCGAAATACAAAACGGCATACACGGATTTTATGAACGACCCAGACGTTTCTCAGAGCACCAAAGAGAAGGTGAATGCGGCCATGGGACTGTTTAACACGACAAGAGGCAAAAGCTACCGCAGCGTGAACGACGTGAAGAACAAACAGATTCTGGAATATACCAAGAACGGAACGCTGCTTACACGTACCTCTTATAAGAATGCCGATGAGCGCCGTGCTATCCTTTACAAGCAGAAGCTTTATCGTGACAATGATGATATGCTCTCGCTGATTGGCTATTCCAAGATGAAGGATATGCAGCTGACTGATGAGGACGGAAATGTTACCAGTCTGGCACTTGGATTCCTTAAGGAAAACGGATATGATGAGAACAAGGATATTACAGATCCGAAGAATGCTCAGTTGATTAATGACTTGCGCAACCCGAAAAGTGCGCTCTATCTTGACTGGGAGAAGTACGTGGATAAGAACGGATTGTATGGCTATCTAAAAGCAGGAAGCACAGAGGTTGCAGGTGGCTTCTTGAACGCAATGAAGGAGATAATCAACGACAAAGGGCAAATGATTGTTGATATTGACAAAATCATGCGCAAGGACCCAATGAAGCGTACCGATAAGGAGAATGAAATCTTCTATCATGTGAAGAGAGCACTCGAAGATGATCTTTTCCCTAGCGGAAAGCCACACGCAGACCAGTCTGCCAGCCAAGGTAAGACGGTAGCCGAGGAGAATAAGATCGGTACAGATAACCCTGAAGGCGGTGTCGTGGTGGATGAATTGCGCAATCTCCATAATGCGGAACAGGCGGTTGACGAAGCGATGGAGAGCAACGATGTTTTCAACCAGACATTCGAGAAATTGCACCAGCAGGGCTTGACACCGGCACAGATTTATGATGCACTCATTCAGAATGGATTGACCGAAGAAGAGTTGACCCCACTTGCCCAATATATCAATGCGAACGCTAGAGTGCAGGGTATGCAGCAGGCTACTGCTGATGCCATAGAGGAAAACGTGAAGAGCTTTGTTTCTGATTGGAGCTATCACGGAACATTGAACGGCCAGCCAATGAATGGCGAACAGGCTTTGTACGTGCAAGACAGCAACGGAAGGACCCTTCTTGTTGGTTCGGGTGATGTTGCCTTCGACCAGACTACAGGTAGAGCCAAGGAAGGCAGCGGTGATATGCTCGTCTGCTTCGACCCTAACACCAAGGAAATGGTTTATGTGAAGGCAGACGAGGTTACTCTGTTCCAGAATCAGCCTATCGACCAGTTTACTGCTGAGTATCGTCAGAGATTGCAGATGAAGAACTCTGAGCCTTACAATCAGGCGGCACAGGAACAGGCGATGCAGGATGCTGCCAAGGCGCAGCAGAAGCAGGGAACAGCGAATATCAGTGAAAACACCGGGTCAGAACCACGACCACAAAACGAACCTAAAAATGAAATTTCTTCTGAAAATCAAGAGGTTAATGAAGGCCGCAAACCGGGTGCTGAAGAGCCGCGTCCCCAGCCTCAGCCTACCCGAAAGTTTGCAGATGGTTCCGATGTTCCAATGGCTACGGATAGTAAGGGAAGACCTACACCTGACTATGAGAAAATGACTCCAGAGCAGAGTGCTGAGATTCTTACTGAGGATTTCGGGGAGAATGCTGAAAAGGTAGTGGACGGACAGATTCAGAAAGCAGAGAAGGCTTTGAAGGATGCCGAGAAGATGAAGGTGGACTATACCGCCGAGCCTAACGACATCATGGAGCAGGAGGCTTTGAAAAACCAGACCATTGAAGCTGCCAAGAAGCAGTTGGACCACGCTCAGAATATCAAGAAGGCTATGACTGCCAAGAAGGTTGCGGAGACTGTGGGTAGTACCGAACAGACAGAGGGCGCACATGAAGCTGGTAGCGTGGCTGCACAGAAGTTTGTGAATGCACCTAGACTGGTGGGCAACAAGCGCACAAGAATGCTGGCTGACGGAGAGACCAAGATCAGAGGACACTACGAGATTGTGCCGGCTGAAAGCCTTACTCCTTCTCACGATGTGAACAATGGCTACAAGAAATCTGAGGGATTCCCTACCGATGCTGAGGGCAGAACCGTGAACGACCGTGACTATGAGCACGACAAGGCGGCTCAGCAGAATACGGATCAGATTGCCAGGAAGTATAACGGTATGGCTATCGAGCAGGTGCCAGTGGTATCTGACGAGGGTATCGTTTATGATGGTAACGGTAGAACCATGGCAGGACAGAAGGCGGCAAAGGATGGTACGGATGGCGAATACATCAACGACCTTCTGGAGAATGCCGAGAACTTCGGGTTTACAAGAGAGCAGATTGAGCAGAGCGGTATCAAGCATCCTCGCCTGGTAATGGTTACTGATGAGAGATTGCCATACGATACGGCTACCTTCTCCAAATTCAACAGAAACGAGAAGAAGACACAGAGCAATACCGAACAGGCGGTAGCCAAGGCTAAGACCTTGACATCTGATGAAGTAGGCGCTATTGTTGCCGAGATTGAGGGAAATGGTTCTCTTGATGCATTCTTTAACAATTCCAAGGCAATAAATGACTTGGTGAAGACGTTAGTAGATAAAGGCATCATCGGACAGAACGAGGTGGCACAGATGATGGATAGTCCTGAGCGACTTTCTGCACAAGGCAGGGAGTATGTGAAGAACCTTCTTTTGGGTTCTATCTTCAAGCCAGAGACTATCAGAATGCTGGGCATCGACTATACGGTGAAGAATAAGGCTATCAACGCTATCCGCTCGGTAATGGACAACATGAAGTTGGGCGAGTTCTCTCTTCGTGATGAGATTGATCAGGCTATCCAGTTGCTCTATGAGGCAAGACAGGGCGGTAATAAGGTTGATACGCTGCTGAGAACACCAGACATGTTCGGTGAGGATGCAGCTAAGCGTTACTCTTCTATCTCTCAGATGATGGCTTTAGCCTTGGAGGGCAAGGTTTCTGATTTCAGGGATTTACTTGACGAATACAACCGCATCGCTAAGGCTAGAAATACTGGCGAGGGCAATATGTTTGAGGCAGCTCCTACCAAGGAAGAGTTAATTAATGAGTATTTGAACTTTAAAAAATGGCAAGATTATGGAACAGGACATTCAGAAAATGAAGGAAGCAATGATGTTTCAGGCATTGAAGAACCTCAACAGGAAGCATCAGGAGGAAATGAACCTGCAGAAGCAGGAACAGAACCAGAACGACCAAGAGTAGAAGAACCAGAAGTAGGTACTCTCCCACTCCTTCCAAAGGAAGAGAAGCCAGACCCTACTTTTGACCCGATTGAGGCTGCTGCCGCAGAGTTCAAGAAGGAGCATCCTCTGACCGAGGAGGAGATTATGAAGGCTGACGTGGACGATGTGGTGAAGGATATGGCTCTGGACTATCTGAACGGAGAAGTAACTGATGATCTGCACCGTGCTATCTACGAAAGTATCTTTGCCAAGACTAGAGAACAGAAGGCTGAACAAAAAATTGAGACTCCTAAAGCGGAGCCATCTGCTGACCCTATGGAGGGAATCAAGAATGCGGCAGAAGAATTCGAGAAGGAGAAGAAAGCTAAGGCTGAGACAGAGAAGAAGCCTCAGCAGACGGCTGACGATGCAGCAGTATCAGCTTCAAACAAAAAGGTCAACGACCTGTGGAAAGAACTCATGAATGCTGGCAAGGATGAATTGTCTGCTTCGTTTGTCGGTCTCAACTCTAGACAGTTGGAGCTGTTGCCTAAACTTGTTGGTGCCATGGCAGAGAATGCTTATCTGAGAATCAAGAGAGGTATGCACAATCTTGAAGACGTGGTGAAGGAAATGCGCAAGGAGTTTGCGCCTGCTGCCAAGGTTTTCAAGAAAGAAGATGTGGATGCTATCTATGAGCAGATGATGAATATCCGCTATCGTGACGGCGAGCAGCGCATGAGCTTGAAGGAGTGGGCTGACTACTACGAGAAGACTTCGCCTAAGCATCAGGAGAATCTGGTGGGTGACTCCAAGACTGCCGAGGAGAGAAAGCTGGCAGAGAAGAAGTTTATTGATACCGTGAACATAAAGTTGGGCTTCAAGCATAAGTTTAACGGTATTGTTGAGCTGAGAAAGATAGCAGAGAGAGTTGGTTTGAAGGATATTAAGGATACAGACCTTCAGGAACTTGCTGAAACTGCCATTGTTAAGCGTGCAAGAGGCATCGCTTCTTCTGAATCAACCAATAATGCCGAGAAGTTCAAACGCATCAAGACGCTCTATGAGAATCAGCCGAGCCTCAACCAGCGTGATTCTGAGCGAGTGATGAAGCAGCAGTACTCTACCCCTGCCCCTTACGCTTTCCTTGCGGATATGTATGTGAAGGGTAACGGCAAGGTGATTGAGAGTGCTCTGGAGCCTAGTGCCGGCAACGGTATGCTAACCATCGGACTGCCAAAGGATAAGGTGCATGTGAACGATATTGACGATACGAGATTGCTGAATCTGAACAGACAGGGCTTCGGAAAAGTGACCAGTCAGGACGGAACCCAGCCTTTTGCAGACAAGGACGTTGACGTGGTGGTGACAAATCCACCATTCGGTAGTGCTACCCCTAAGGAGTATGACGGCTACAAGATTTCTTCTCTTGAAGGACAGATGGCTATCAATGCCTTGGAGAGCATGAAGGACGATGGTCGTGCTGCCATCATCATTGGCGGCAAGACGGAATACGCCAAGAACGGAAGTCTGAATCCGAAGGATAAGGCTTTCCTTGGTTATCTCTATAGCCACTATAATGTGGAGGACGTGATTAATGTGGATGGTGGTCTGTATGCAAAGCAGGGGACCAGCTACCCAACACGTATTATTTTGATAAACGGAAGACGCTTGGACGAGAATGCCTTTCCACCAGTGAAGGATAAGGCTAGAGCTGAGACCGTGAAAGATTATGACGAACTTTATAAACGAATTGAAGATGATATACTACGAGGTGAACGGATGGATTCTTCCATCGGAAAAGAAGGAGGAAATGTTAACGCAGGACCTGATAAACAAGGGGCTGCTGGTGCTCCTAAAGAGGGAGTACGAACAGGAGAACGAGGAGGAAGCGAACCAGATGGTAAGCGAGGGTCTGACGTATCTGACACATCTTCCGTATCAGGAACCCATGATGACTTGGAGAATCAACGAGGAACCGAGCCAAGAGAAGATGGAAGACTTTCTGATGGAGATACTGGAGCAGACGGAACAGGGGCAGAGCCTACTCCAAACAAAGAACCAACCGCTGGAGCCAATGACGGACGAGGAGCTGGATCAGGAGGAGCTGGAGGGAATGACACTCAGCCAAGTACTGATGAACCTGCCAGCGCCGGGAGCGGAAGCGGACCACGGGGACAATTACAGCGGGTGGACAAATCCATACGTGGACTAAGCACAGAGAAAGTTACCTATACCCCAAAGAGTGGAAACCCTTTCACTCTGAAAGCCGTGATGCCTGCCGACCAGCAGGAAGCGGTAAACAAGAACCTTGAAAAGCTGGGCGATGCCGACCAGTTCCTGGTTGATGAACTGGGCTATAATGACAAGGATGATTTGTATTCTCATCTTGCCGCAGAGCAGGTTGACTCTGTAGCCCTTGCCTTACAGCAGGCAAAGAAGGGAAACGCCTTCATCATTGGAGATATGACTGGTATCGGTAAGGGAAGACAGGCTGCTTCGCTTATCAGATATGCCAAGAAGCAGGGTCAGGTTCCTGTATATTTCACCAAGACTGCAGGATTGCTGAGCGATGTATATCGTGACTTGGTGGATATTGGAAGCCCAGAGCTGAGACCATTTGTATTCGGTAGTGCCAAGGAAGCTGCCATTACCGACTCAGACGGAAAAGTTGTATTTGCTTTGCCATCGAAGAGTGAGGTGAAGCGAGTACTTGACTACATCGAAAAGAACGGCAAGCTGCCAGACGAGTACGATTATGTATTGACTACTTACAGCCAAGTAAGCAATGGCGTTTACGAGTTTGACGAGAATGGTTCCAGAAAAGAGAAAAAACTTGCGAAGGGTAAGAAATTCGGTGCTGCTGCCCTGAGCGGACAAAGAAGACGTGATGCCATCGAGAAACTGATGGATAATGCTTACCTTATCCTTGATGAAAGTCACACGGCTGGTGGAAATAGCGGTCAGGGTAACTATTTCCAGCACATTATTCAGAAGGCAAAGAACGTTACCTTCTTCTCTGCTACCTTTGCCAAGCGACCAGACAACATGCCTATCTACGCTTTGCGTACTGCAATGAATGAGGGCGGTATGAAATCATCCGATTTGATTGATGCGGTGAAGCGTGGTGGCGCCACCTTGCAGGAGATCATGAGCCAGACCTTGACACAATGCGGTCAGATGATTCGCCGTGAGCGAGATATGACTGGCGTAACCATTGACTGGAAGGCTATTGATGATCCTGAGCGAGTGCAGGAGCAGCGAGAACAATATGATAGTATCATCGGTTTGTTTAATGATATTATCAATTTCCAGAAGAAATATGTTTCAAGTTACGTTGATGAGCGTAACGATGAATTGGCAGCCATTCAATCTACTATGGGTATCAAGAAGGGTACTGCTGCCCTGGGTATCAAGAACCAGCCATTTGCAAGCAAGGCGTTCAATACCGTTCAGCAGGTACTTCTCTCCCTGAAAGCCAAGTCTGCCGCAGAGCGTGCCATCGACTATTTGAAGCAGGGAATGAAGCCTGTGATTGCGTTGAACAACACCAACGAATCGCAGACCGGTAACTTTGCACTTGGCGAGGAAATGGATGCCCCAGACTTGGGCACATCCTTGAAGAAGGGTCTTGAAGGTACACTTCGCTACACCAAGAAGGATGCCAAGGATAACAGCGAGAGCGGCTACATCAATCTTGCCGATTTGGGAGACGAGGCTGTTGAGGCTTATCACGAACTGGAAAAGAAGATTGAGCAGACAAGTACAGGTCTTTCCCTTTCTCCTATTGATGTTATCAAGAATGAGTTGGAGAAGGCAGGCTATAAGGTGGGCGAGTTGACTGGAAGACAGACCGAGTTCGTGTATAACGAGAACGGAACTGTTACCAAGATAAAGCGTGCTGATACCGATAAAAAGAAACTCGCGCGCGACTTTAATGACGGCAAGATTGATGCGCTTATTCTGAACAAGAGTGCTGCCACTGGTATCTCTCTTCATGCTTCGAGCAAGTACAAGGACCAGAAGAAGCGTGTGATGATCGTGGCGCAGCAGCAGCTCGATGTGAATGATGAGGTTCAGATGCGTGGACGTATCGACAGAACCGGTCAGGTGGCTAGAGGTGCATACGAATATGTGGTTTCCCTTATCCCTGCCGAGCAGCGACTGCTGATGATGTTTAAGGCTAAGTTGAAGTCACTTGATGCCAACACAACTTCTTCTCAGAAGAGTAAGTTCAACGAAATGGAAGTTGCTGATATTACCAATAAATATGGTGATAAGGTAGTTCGTGAGTATATGGCAGAACATCTTGACCTTTATGCTCGCATGGCTGATCCATTCGGATGGGAAAAGAGCCTTGGAGAAGACTTGTCACGCATCGACCCACAGAGACTTGTAGCCGAGGGCGGTGGTGTCGGTGATGGCGAGGCTGGTGCCGATGCAAGCAAGTTGCTGGGACGTATGGCTTTGCTGAGAGTAAGCGAGCAGGAGAAGATGTTGCAGGAGATTGGTGAGCTTTATGCCAACGAGATCCGGCGTCTCAACGAAATGGGCGAGAACGACCTGGAGATTACCGAGCTGCCATTGAAGGCTAAGACTATCCGCAAGGAAGTATGGAAGCAGGGTGCAGAGCCAGGCGGCGATAATGCCTTTGCCGACAACACCTATATAGAAAAGGTGAATATGGCTATCTTGAAGAAACCTATGAAGGCTGCTGAGGTAAAAGCTTCGCAGGAAGGCTTGACTGGCGGTAAGACTTGGGAGGAATACAAGGCTGAGAAGAAGACTGCCGTGAAGGAGTACTTCGACCAGAAGATTGCGGACGAGACTCAGAGGTATGAGGAGCGTGCGGTGAAGGTTGCTACCAAGGCTAAGGAGAAGTATATCAAGGATGCTAAGAAGGGTCAGAAGGATTCGGGTATGAGCGATGAGCAGATTGAGAAGATGGCTGGCTATCAGTATGACAACATCTACAAGCAGGAGAAAGATAAGCTGAACGATGTGGTGAAGAACCTGAAAGCTAAGGCTGAAATGTTTGACCGAGTGCTTGATACATTCGATACAAACGAAACCTTCGTTCTGCCTACGGATATGAACAACCCTAACGAGTTGAGCGGATTCGGCAATAGTTACGGAAGGCTCATAGACATCAAGATTACGGATAACTTCTCGCCTAACGCCTCTACGGTTTCCTTTGCTACCTTGGATGGCAGAAGAAAGATTACTTTCCCTATTGCTGGCAAGGTGGGTTCTGGCGAAAACAAGGTGGATGTTATCGGTTCTATCGACCGTATGACCAAGCAGGCTGCCGGTATGGGCGATAATCATATCAAGGTATTGAACCAAGACCTTAATAATTGGGATAGACTGACCAGTAATGAAAGCCGCAAGGACGGTTATATTGTGACTGGTAACCTGATGCAAGCACTGGTTGACAGTAAAGACCAAGGCTTGGGCGGTCAGCTGGTGAAATATACAACTGATACTGGCGAGGTGAAGACTGGTATCTTGATGCCGGACCACTTCGACCCTAAGGGCTTGACTACGGATGCGCCTATTAACAGCGTGGCAGATAAGTTCGAGCTTTCATCTTGGCATGGCGGCATTGACGAGGTTACTTCATCGGACGGCGAGGTGAAGGTGAAGCGCATAGACAACAATCGTGGCAACTACTACGAACTTCGTGTACAGAAGAGCAAGGCAAAGGGCGGCAAATACTTCTTGGATAAAGACTTGCTGAAACTGGTTAATGGCAATAACTTCGAGACAAGAGGTAACAATATGCTTGCCGAGTTCAAGCCTGAGCAGTTGAAGCCAGTACTGGACCGCCTGTCTAAGATGGGTGTGAAGGTGCAGGAAGAGCGCAAGACTTCTGAGGACATGTCCGATGCGCCTAATGAAACATCTTTTGTTGCTACGGGATCAAACAATCGAGGATTAGAGAAGAAACCACTACTTGATGTAGAACCTGTTGACCCAGTGGTATGGATGCGTGAACACCCTGGTCAACTGCCAACAACTACAGATTTATTCGGTCAACCTCACGTCGAAGCTCAGTTAGGAAAAGAACTTGGAAGCAGAGTATTGGGCGTAACTGATGCTGGTGTAAAAATGTCTCGCATAGATTATGAGGGAGGTTATGTTATTAGAGCTGATGGTAACAACCATGACTATGTGGCACAGACATACTATCCTGATGGTCAGATTATGACTAGAACGAACTACGACATCGGAATGGATGGCGGTCAGTTAAAGAAATACGTCAAGTTTGACAAAAATGGTATTCCTTATTCTACCATTGATGATGCTATAAAGAACTTCATGGAGAATATGGGTAAACCAAAGCAGCTTTCATCTGACAATGGCGTTCACTTCCGTGAGGAAGATCCTCAGGAGATAGAATTGCCAAAGGATGAATATGCGGTATTGGCTCACACCATTGACTCATCACATAAGAATTATAAGCGTGGAAAAGTTAATTATGAGTACACTGCTGATAATTTTTATGTATTCAAATACAATAAATACAACGATTATAACGTTTATCAGAAAATCCCTATTGATGGGAATGAAGAATTAATTAATTATATTAAAGATGGAATCAACAAAGAAACTATCAGAAATCCAAGAGATATTGATTCAGCTCTTGAAGCAGGTTGGAATGGACGAAACGGGCATTATTGGGACTCTACTTCTAATCAAGAAGGACGTGGAGGCTCAGTACGATTTGGCGAGGTATCTTCGCTTCGGTCACGCAACGGAAGACCAAGTGATGAACGTATGGGTGAAGAACTATCTGATAGCCCATCCTCAGCAGTCAACAACTACATCGAAAGAATAGCCAAGAAGACTGGCGGCAAGGTGAAGATGGTTTCATCGGTTGATGAAATCACCAACAAGGCGGCTAAGGCTGCTATTGAGGATGGCAGAAAGATAACTGGCTGGTATGACGAGAAGACTGGCGAAGTCCATCTTTATATGCCTAATATCCATGACCGATATACTGCCGAGAAGACTATCTGGCATGAGGTGGTTGGACACAAGGGCATGAGAGAGCTTTTCGGTGATGAGCGATTCGACAAGTTCCTTCGTGATGTATGGTACGACTTGGATAAGCCTGAGAATGCGGCTTTGAAAAAGCTGGTGGACGAGGAGAGAAAGTACAATCCTCTGAATATCTATGATGCTATTGAGGAAGGTATCGCCCGACTCGCCGAGGATGGCAAGGGCGAAGCTGGCTTCTGGAATGGTATCAAGAATAAGGTATCTGATTTCCTTCATGAAATCGGTTATCGTATTGCTCCTAATACTAAAGATGTGAAGTATCTGCTCTGGTTGAGCAAGAACTTGCAGAAGAATCCGAATGATCCTTATTGGAAGATGAGAGCCGAGGCGGTGAAATACCGTCTCGACCATGAGCGTATGCCTGCTGTTGTGGCTCACGATGGTATGTTCTACGGCAACGATGGCAAGGTTCGCAGTATGGACAGTCTTACCAAGAGTGAGTGGGATGAGGCTACAGACGGACAGATTCACTTCCGCACTACCCCATCTGCCGGCACGGCTCTTGACAGATACCACCGCTCGCTGGACGAGCATGGATATATGTTCACCGAGAGCTATATGGACAATATGCTTTCGTTGAAGAAACTGATGAATGCGATTGTGCCAGACAAGAAGATTGAGGACATTGCTTCTTCTGAGAATCCTTATATACTGCAGAACACCATGCAGGGTGCGATGAGTGATGCGGCTCAGATGTTTGAGCGCAACGTAATGAAGCCTCTGGATAAGGCGATGGCTGACGTACTGGATGCTTTCGATGGCAAGAAGGACGATGAGAAGATCAGAAACTTCAATCTCTACATGATTACCAAGCATGGTTTGGAGCGAAACAGAGAGTTCTTCGTCCGTGACTTCCTTAAACAGATGAGAATGGACGAGCAGAAGAAGCAGGATGCCGACTTCCTGGAAAACAGTTATTATAGCGACAAGGAGTATCTTGACAATGAGTTGAAGTCTGGCAACATCGACCTGAAGGAGTACTACAGGCAGTTGGATGAAAGTATCAGAAATCACTTTGATGCTGACTTCGAGGCTGGCGAGCACGACTATTCGGGTATGCACGCTATTCAGGAGGTGGCGAAATATTCTGACCCTTACAATGATGCTGAGGCTATTCAGAGCGTGATGGATTCAGAAGCAAAGATGGAGAGTATCAAGAAGGGAGCTGTGAAGGACTATTGGGATAAGGTGAAGGCTGCTACCCAGTATTCGATTGACAGCGACTACAAGAATGGTATCATCAGCAAGGAATTGCACGGTCATGTATCTAATATGTTCAACTGGTATGTGCCTTTGAGAAAGTATGATGAGGCTACGGCGGAAGACACCTACGGCTACATTACTGAGCAGGGCGACCCGAAGAGTTACATCGGAAGCACCATCATGAGAGCGAGAGGACACAAGTATCTGAGTGAGACAAATGTGCTGGCGCAGATTGGTGCGATGGGTAACAGAGCCATCAAGAACGGCGGTATGAATGCTATCCGTCAGGCTTTCGCAAGATTCGCGCGAAACAATTCGGGCAATAATCTGATTACCGAAACAAGCGTATGGTATGAAAAGGACCCTGTTGTGAACATCGTCTATGAGCGCTACCCTGATATTCCAGAGGGCGCTACGGCAGACGAAATCAACCAGATTGTTTCAGACTTCAACAAGGATATGAAGATGAAGGAATCACAGGGCTTGGCATACAAGGTGTATCGCAGAGACAAGATAGGCTATAAGTTCCAGAAAGCGGAGAATAAATCGCAGCATATCGTGGACGTGAAGATTGCCGGAAGGACCCATACCTTTATTATTAATGGTAATCCTAGAGCAGCGCAGGCGCTGAATGGATTGCTGGAGAACTCGGGCGCCAAGGGTATCATGAAGCCTCTGAGTTATATTTCAAGAATGATGGCGCAGTTGTGTACATCTTATAACCCTGAGTTCGTGATGCGAAACATCATGCGTGATGCGGAGTTTGCATCGAGCAACGTGACTTCCAAGGAAGGTGCAAGATATGGTGCGCTTTGGGCGAAGTACTATGCGCAGCTGGGCTTCTATAAGGGCGCTTCTACCATCAGCTTCAAGGATTTGAGCGGTACAACAGGCTTGGGCTTGTTTGCCAAGTATCGCAAAGGCACGCTCGATATGAGCGACAAGGTTCAGCGATATTTCAAGGAGTTTATGGAGAACGGCGGCGAAACTGGTTGGGTTCAGATCAAGAATATGCAGGACTGGACCAAGGAGTATAAAAAAGATGTGAAGAGCGAAAGAAGCAAGATTGACAAGGGCGGTGCTGCCCTTCATGACTTCTTCTTCGGAAATCTTTCGAACATCAATGAGGTGGCTGAGAATATCGCCCGATTCGCTACCTACTGTGCGAGCCGAGACAGTAACCGTTCTATCATCCGTTCGGTCTATGATGCGAAGGAGGTATCTACCAACTTCAACCGCCATGGTAGCGGTGATGCCATCAAGAGCTTCAAGAACGGAGAAATGACTGGCGGCAAGGCGGCTGCAAGATGGGCTTACGGATTCACGGCTAGCTATCTCAGACACTGTTCTATGTTCTTCAATGCTGGTATTCAGAGTACCAATCTTCTGGCGAAGAACTTGAAGAATCATCCTGTGGGTACTTCTATCAATATGCTTGCCATTCCTTTTGCTATCGGTGCGCTGGCTGCACTTGGTAACAATGTGCTGATTTCGAGCGAGGACGAGAAGGACAGAAAGGGCGTGAAGGACCCATACGGAGAGCTGCCTGACTACGTGAGAAGAAACAATCTCTGCATCTACAAGGGCGGTGGTGAGTTCGTAACAATTCCGCTTGCCATCGAGTTGAGAGCTTTCTATGGTCTGGGTGACTTGGCGGCTGGCTTGACCTTCTCGACAAACGTGAGCGGACAGAAGAATCCTGCCTTGGATGCCGTGGGTTGTATGTCGCAGCTTGTGCCGGTGATAGACTATCTCGGTAACTCTTCGGCTGGCAAGGAGCCTTTGAACGAGACGATCAAAGCTATCTCTCCTTCTGCCCTATCTCCTTTCGTGGAATGGGAGTTAAATACCGACTGGAAGGGTGCGCCGATTGAAAGACGTGGTGACTGGAATGAAAATTCCCCTGCTTGGCAGAGAGCCTACAAGGGTGTGCCTGACGGATATATGGCTTTGAATAAATGGGTGAATGCCCAGACCAACGATGTAGCCAAGGGTAATGAGGATATGCTGGGCAACAGTTTCCTGGATATGGTAACGAACCCTAGTATGCTGAATCACTACATCGGTGGTATAGGTGGTGGCGCTGCTACCTTTACAGAGCGACTTGTCGGTGTTATCAAGCACGGAAGCGACACGGGAACCCAGTATATTCCTTTCCTTCGCTCCCTACTCTATATGCCTAGTGAGCAGAGCAGCTTGCAGAGAACCAAGAGCAAGTGGTATAACTACAAGGACGAAATGGAGAAGACTATGGCAAACGTGGACCGCTTGAAATCGAAGAACGTTCCGCTGGATAAGAGAATCACGAATATCGGTGAGTATTATCAATTCCAGAACTCCAAGGAAGCTGCCAAGGTGAGAGTAATCGAACTGGCAGAGAAACAGATGAAGCGATGGAAGAAGATGAGGGATAAGGCTAGCGATACCGAGAGCATCAACTTCGCTAATCAGAATATTGATAGGATCATGATGGATGCGGTGGATGAGCTGGATAGGCTGGAATAATATGAAATGAGGAGTGGGCACTTGGCTCACTCCTCTCTTGTTTATAATCCTAATGCCTTTGTATGAGACATTTTGTTTTCTCCCTTTGTTAGCTTTATCGCATCTGATTCATAAAAGCATCTAGAGCAGAAACAATCAACATAAGGAGTATAGGTATAGTAATGCACTTCGTTTACACTATATCCTTTTTTTATTAATGGGCATGAACTGTTCGAATGAATGGTTTGCTTGTGATTAGCCAAATCCCTTTCTATATAAACGTAATCTCCTAACCTAGTTGGCATAAAATAATATACAACAACTAGTACCATTCCAAAGGCTAGAAAGGCTAATAAACGTATATGCAGCCTTCTTATTTTCGGAGCGAAGTGCATATCATACATTTCTTTTTTAGAAACTATTGCACCGTTTGTTTTACCTACTGTACATATACGATACAATGACAGACAGGATAAGATAAACAGAACCGCAAATATAATAACCAAAATAATTGTTTCCATACGCTATATTTTTGTGCAAAGATAGTGAAAATATTGATAGGCTGTATCGGGTTGAGGGCGATTTCTGTATAGTTTAGACTTTTGCTAAATAAATGAGCAGGGAATGACTCAGTATAAAATGCTGAGGAACTGGGGCTTAACTTGCTAAAAATTTATTTTGAGCATAGTTAGGCAGGGTGATAGGTTCTTCGTAACTTTGCACCAAGTTCAATAGTGAACGAAACGATTAATCTATCATTTATTATGTCAGAATCTAAGACATACATCTTTGGTGAAAACCAAAACGGAGGTTCAAACGGAATGCTTGGACTTCTTGCTCCTCTGCTCCAGAAGCAGGGTGTGGATCCAAATGTGCTTCTCGCCATGAAGGGTAACAACGGAATGTGCGGTGAAGGCGGCTGGTTCATGTGGGTTATCTTCCTCTTCTTCCTTATGGGTTGGGGTGGCAATGGCTGGGGCGGCTTCGGCGGCAACGGTCGTGGCGGTATCGCTAACGAGATTAACAATGACTACGGTCGTAGCCTCTTGATGGATGCCATCGGCGGTAATCGTAACGCTCTCAGTAATCTTGCTACTCAGCTCAACTGTACTGAAGGTCAGATTCAGAATGCCATTTCTGCCTTGACTTCACAGGTTCAGAGTGTAGGTAATCAGGTTGGTATGAGCGGTATGCAGACCATCAATGCTTTGCAGCAGGGTAACATGCAGATTGCTCAGCAGATTGCAAACTGCTGCTGCGAGAACCGTCTGGCTATCTGCCAGCAGACTGGAACCTTGCAGAATGCCATCAACAACGTAGCTACCGGTCAGGAGCGTGGCTTCGCTAACGTGGCTTACGAGACTCAGCGACAGACTTGTGATTTGCACAATGCCATCAAGGAGAGCACTCAGACCATCGTTGACGGTCAGAAGCAGGCTGAGATGCGTGAAATGCAGAACAAGATTGATTCGCTGCGTGAGGAGAACAGTACCTTCAAGTCTTCTGCTATGACTTCACAGATTGTGGGTCAGGCGGTGGCTCCTATCAATGCGGTATTGGCTGGCTTGCAGAACGAGGTGGCTAGCATCAAGTGTAAGTTGCCTGAGACGGTGACTACTCCTTACAGCCCTTTCACTGCGGTGCCTAATTGCGTTGCTTATCAGGCAGGTCTGTATGGTTTGAATGCTGCTAACAATGCAGGATTCTGGGGTTAAAGAAAGGAGGCTGCTATGTTATGGTTAAGACCTTATACCTGGGTGAATCGTAACGGTTCGGCGGCTATCGCTTCTACAGGCGTGGCGGTGAATACTGCCAATGTGGTGTTCACCTTTAAAAACCACGCCTTCGTGAATGCCAACTACAGAGGAACGATTTTCGTAAATCTGAAACAGGCTATCCCGACTGGAACGACTGGTACGCTGCCTATCCTTTTCGAGACAAACGGAGCGACACAAGCTGTGAGCAAGTTCAATGGCGAACCATTGACGGTTGCAGATGTGCCGGGTACTGGAGTGGTTCAACTCTGGTTTGAGAGAGACACTAACACCCTTCAGCTGATGACGGGTATTGTTTAACAAACAGAATAGATAATAGGAGATTACATTATGTTTCAAGGACTACGAACAAATTCTTTATTCTATGTGCTCGACAAGGGCGAGAACCCGAACTTGAAGATCGGTCAGGTTGTTTCGGTGAGCAACCCTCAGACGAGATACCCTACCTTTAACAATGGCTTCACGCCTCAGCCTATGGAGACTGTGGTTGATGTGAAGGTGAAGCTGAACGATGAGGAGGTGGATTTCAAGCAGCTACCTGCCAACGGACAGATAGCGAACGACAAGAATCTTGTGGTGAGCGACAACAAGGAAGCCATGAGTGCGGAGGTCGATACGATGCTGAGACAATCCAAGGCGATACTGGAGAGCGTAGATTACCACAAAAGGGTCGTTGATTCTTGTGAGGGAATGCTATTGCAACTCAACCCCCAGATAGCCAAGGAGAAGGAACAGGCTGAGAAAATAAACAAGCTGGAAGGCAAGGTTTCCGGCATGGAAGGCAAGCTCGACAGAATGATGGGGTTGCTCGAACAGGTTGCAAACAAGTAATCTCCTAACTATTCACTTTAAAATCTTAGAATTATGATAATGGTTGAGATTACAGAAGACAAGTTTGATGGCTTGTATGAGAACGTGGAGAAGGGCTTGCGCTACTTGGATAAGGCTATGAACTGCCTGGGCGAAATGAAGCGTGAAGGCAGGCGTGACCGATACGGCGAGCGCAACCGCATGCCCGATTATAGAGGTCGTGGAGGCAGAAGTGGTATGCGAGAGCATGAGGAGTACGACGACATGCGCCAACGTGAAGACCGTGGACGTGATTACAGAAGTGATTACGGAGAAGATTACTAACTAGTTTGGGGTGTGCTCAAAAGTGGGCATACCCCTTTCTTAAATTGATTGAGATTATGGGAAGAAAATACAGACAATCATTGAATGCCTACGATTATCAGCCAGAGGAAATGAAGGCTTATCTTCGCTACAATGGCTGGCACTTCAATAAGAAGATGTGTGAGTGGGCAATCAAGCAGATGCGGAAGAATGGTAAGCCTATCCGCATCATGAGTAAGGATGATATTGATGAAATCCTGAAGAAGAACAATATCGTGCTGGAGAATAATGTGGGCTACGATGCAGTTTACATCGCACACATGTGCCTGGCGGATTTCTACGGTTCGTCTATCACGGAGGAGAAGCAGATGGCTCAGTTTATCAAGGACTACGTGGATGATGAGGATCAGCAGGATGGTTTCATTTTCAACCGCTTCTATGCAGATACATCATTCAATGGCATAGGCATTCCTTGGGAAGACATTTTGTAAAATATGACAGAGCAGGAGATTTACATAGATAGGTATGACTGGACCGTACACGTAATGTACGATGTTCACGCAAAGGATGCCATGAAGGTAAGAAGGTATCTTCGGGATTTAGGGTGCAGCGGCATTCCTCTCGAAGATGCCTGTAATCTCGTGCTCGAAGGCGAAGCAAACAAGGGTATCACCTACTCTAACGTTGATGTTCGCAAATCGGTGGTTGTTATAGGATGGGCTAGTTCTAGGGCTGAGTATATGAACAGCCTCAGCCACGAAATGCTGCATGTGGTCCAGCATATATCGGAGGTGTTTATGATAAATATGTATGGGGAGGAGACTTGCTATTTGCTTGGTGGGTTGGTGCAGGCTACATTTTTTAACACCCAAAAAGGAGCAAGTCTTGAATAATTATAGAAATAGAAAACTTGGATAGTAAATACAGAAAAGGGAGCGTTAAAACAACACTCCCTCAGTAATTTAATCAAAATCAAAATCATCAAATAAAGCCAGTTCTTGATATTGCTTAGGATGTGCTCTATCAAGAAGATTCATAAAGCTAGCCCATTTGTAATTTGCAGCCATTGCAAATGAGTGAAGGATAGCTAAATGTTGCTTTAGTAATGGCTTCCCTTCTTCACTCGTAAGGAATTGATGGAATTTATATCTTCTAGTTCCATTAGCCAATTTTGGATTCTTTTTTCTTAGCTCCTCTAATATAAAAGGGGCAATTCTTTCGTAAACAATATCGTTGATAATTTTGCCAATATATCTAGGTTTGCAGTCCCAACTCCAACCTCTCATTTTGTAAATATCCTCAAAGAATGAATCTGGGAACATCTTTACCCATTTGTCTGCCTCTGCATTGATATACTTAGCTAACCAGTCTTGAAGCTCGGTCTTAGAGCGCTCTTTTGCTTTATCATAACCAGTAGCTTCATCCACAAGTGCGATGATACCAGTCTTAGCAACAGCTCGAAGTATAACGTTAGCTTCTCTGTAATAGGTTTCGCTTACTTCAAAGTCCGGGTTCTCGTATGCATCAATAATTGCACTGCAAAGGTCAATCAGCAAGGTTGCCTCGTACCCATAAGTTACTGACTGAGAGCCTCCTGCGCCATTTCTCCTAAAAAGGATTGGTGAATTAAATTGCTGTAAAACACCGGGATTGATATTCCACATTATAGCACCACTATTGACAAATTTTGATAACCAAGTTCCTGAATTGTTTTCTGCACCTAATGCTTTTTGAATACCACGACCAGAAAAAACTCGCATGCCATTATTCAAAACATAGCAAGGCAATTCCACCTTTCCTAACTTAAGAGGAGTCTTGTCTGCGGAATACTTCGCATATAAACCTTCTTCTACTATTAAATCCTTCACATCTACCTTCAGCGCATCAGCTACTTTCTTTATGGTTTCTCTAGTTGCGGAGCCATTAATAGCATTACTAATCCCAGGTTCAGTCATACCTACCATTTTGGCAAGCTCTTTTTGGCTGATTCCTTTTTCTTTAATTACTTCTTTAATTTTATTCTCCATATACACATATTGTTTAATTATTAAACTTGTCACAAAGTTATACAAGAAGAATTAAAGCACAAAATATTTTAAGATATTTTATCACAAATATGGAAAAGTCCATGTTCTAATGACAAAAAAGGTGAGTACAATGACTCACCCTTCTTCTTTATCTGTGTTCTGTTTACTATCCTATCCGTTAATCACCAGTTTGCTCAACTCCTCCAATATTTATTGAAGAATAATTGTGTTCTGATTTCAACTTCTTGATAGCAGTCTTTGCTGCTTCTGTAGGAGCATAAGCAGCTGATGTCCAAATTACAATACTCTTTCGTGAACTCTTATTTCCTGTAAGATTCGACATATCTACCAACATGTTATTAATGATATCATTGTTAGCAATAGAAACTCCTGATGTTATATCCAACATATTTCCTGATATTTTGGAATTTGGTGCCCATGATGTAATAGTTCCACTAATTTTTTTCAAACTATCAGGAAGTGCAGAAGGATTGTTTATTACCGTTCCTTTATATTCCTCCAGATTAACCATTTTCTTCAAGACTTCGTCTGAGAAAATAATCCAAGTAGCATTTACAACATCTTCCGGATGAGCAAGTTCATCAATGGTAAATACTTCTTTACTTACATTTCTAATCTTATACAAGTGAATATATTTGAAATCACTCGGACTATTGTACGGAGTAATAAAAATACCATCATAGTTTGGAAAATAGTATTTTCCCTTAATGGTGATAGTTGTTACTCCAGTATTAGGGAACTTGATAGCATAATCTGAAACAGTCTCATTTTGAATATCTGCAAATCTAAGTGTAGTGTACTTTTTACCATTCGTTTCATAATTACGCTGAAAGTAAGCCCCATTATCCAAGGTTGCCTCGAAATCTCCTCCTATGCTTTTTACAAAAGCTATCATTTTCATAGAAATATAGGAAAACAAAGTTTCCTTGGATTCTTTTGACACAATGAATTTAAATTCATTCAGTTTCGGAAGATTATCATTATCTACCGAACCATAAAGTTTAGATATTAAACACTTTACCATATTATTTATTTTTTTAATTATGTTAATGAATTAATTAAATTATCAACCAAAGGAAGTCGCTCCTCTAACCATTTCTTTACACGATATATGCTATCATAATGTCCAAGATAGAATGGTCTTTCTGAATAGTATTTTGTTACAGGAGACACGTTGGTGCAATCCTTAATAACCTTAAATGCAAGATGCTCGAATACTACATAACTACCAGCAGTATAAGTTGTATCTTTATCCCATACCTTCTGACCAGAAGCTGTGATTCCTGCATCAGTATATGTACATGGGGTATAGTATTCTGTGTTTATGTTACTATCCCTATGACAAGGAGATTGCTTCCATCTATCATACTCCTGCTTGAAATCATCAGTTCCAATTCTAGAACACCAATCAGTAAGAAGATTAATAATGTTGTCTGTAGTAAGTATAGCCTTTCTGAGTTCTGAATATCTATTCTTCAACTCTGTTGCAAAATACTTATATACCCAATATGTTCCACCATATCCCTTTTTGTTTCCCATCAAGCTGATTGGCTCCATAAAATTATCTTTTGGTGAGAAGCTGAAAGTACCATCAAAGAAATCTCCAAACACACCATCCAGGTCATAAGGATATACACCAAATCTTACTCCATTCCAAGAACCAATTTGCCAATTCTTACCAAATCCATCATAGTTAGCTATAACGTTTGAGAAACAAAGATAATCAATAATGCCATCTACATCATATCTGTTATCAATTTCCTTCTTTATATCATCTTTGGTCTTGCTGCCAGCTTCTATTTGTGCTTCTACTTCAGTAAGTTCTGTATCATATTTACTTAAAGCAATGATATACTTTTTTACTTGAAATGATAGTTTCATATTCTTATTCGAAGCATCATAACTTTCAGATGTATCATCTATAAGCTCCTGCACCTTGTTTTTGTCTGCATCATATTTACTGCCATCCATACAGATAAGAGACTTAGGATTTCTTATCTCAAATCCCTGCTCACTCATCGGATTCCATGCAGTACTTGGCAATGTACCATTTGCAGAAAATAGGTTTTGTCTAATAAAACCATCCAAGTGTATATTCTCAGCTTTGTTCTTTGACATTTTCATATTGTCACGATGTTTCTTTAATTGCCAAGAAAAAACACCTAAGAACTCTCCTTTGAAATAGACTATGCACGGAAATCCATCAGGAAAAGTTCTTGCTTCATCACCAAAGTCATAAGCTATTTCGGCATTTTGATTTATTCCATAAGATGCAGATGTGGAATCTTTATAATATCTCTTATAAGCCCTGTCATTGCGCAATCCACGACTTTTTGATATTTCATCAAACAATTTATAGCAAACAACTCCTGCACCTCTAAAGGCATCAGTATAATATGCCTTAAAATGGAAACTGTCTTGTGATACCCAATTACCAATTTTTACTTTGCAGGTATCATCACCAATCCATTCATCATTGCATATATCTACTGCAAAATTCTTCTTAGCCAAATAGAGTGAACTACTTCCTTGCGCATTGAGAATTACACGTTTCTTAAAGTATATGCCTTCTAATGTCCATACTTCCATCCATGCTTGCAGATTCTGAGTTTTAGATGTAGGCATACTTGTTACTCCTGAAATATTAACTATTGCCTTTCTTGGTTGATTTGGTATTCTGATATAATTATCTTCACTCATATCACAAGCGTTGATGTTATATCCTTTACTCTTCAAGTATTTGATGAAGTCATTTCCATCTTCAACATGAAGACTGGAAACACGTATTTTTTTCTCAACCTTTGTGCCATCTTTTTCACGATAACCAAGAATTTTATCATCAGAATCAGTTGTTAATTCCATGCGTTCCTCTTGGTCTTCAATGGATGTTTTTGAATTTGCTACATCCCCATTGATAAGTGCCTTTCCTTCTTCCTTATCAACCTTTGTATCAAACGTTTCTGATTTCAAGTCATGCACATAATGGCTTCCATCATTGTATGTAGCAGAAAGAATCCTACCATCTGCATCTTTCTCTACTGCAAGATACTCAGGATATTCCTGCAAAGAGAATATATCAAGAAGTTCTTGAAGACTTGCATTAATAGTATCTACCTTTTCTCGTAAAGAAGAGATGACTTTCTTCAAGGCATTGACAGCATGGATTTCACCAATGATTTCTCCGTCTCTTCTAATACCAAGTACTATTTTATCATCTGCAACTAGCCAAGCAGCAAAGTATTCCTCATTCTGAATGACGTGATACATTTCATTGAGTGGATAATATGGTTTACCTGTATCTCTATAGATACCATAGAGTACTCTATCTTCTGAATCAACTACAGCCAAGATAAACACTTTATTCGAGATTATTCTAAATGGAGTATCTTGAATATTTCCTTCCTCATCCGTGATTGTTGTCTTATCAAGGTTCTTTGCAACATTATTAAGATTAGCCAAAATGCCAGCAAGAGTCTCTGTATTCTCTATATCAGCAAAGAACTTCTTCAACTCATTCATGGTGTCAATGACATTGGTTGTGTCCCCATCACCCAAGATGGTTGCTAATTTCTCTGCAAGAAGAGTTACTTGTGACTGCAATCTGTCCTCTACTGCGCTTGTCTTACCAAACTTTGGAGTACCATCCCACTGAATACCGAAGAGAAGTTTATCTTCTGCATCTACCTTGGCAAAGATAAATTCCTCGTTCTGAATATAACGAAAGGGGAGAGCAGATTGAGAGACTACCTTATCCTCTGAATCACCGAACTCTTGGGCAATGTTCTCCTTGTTGAACTTCTTGTTTGCAAGTTCATCAATGGCTCCCTGTGCAGTGATAGAATCAAGACCACTCTCTGTGTTCTCGTATGTTACTGCTGAGGCTTGGCTTGCGCCACCACTTGCAGAAATACCCTTGATGGCTTCCTCCATCTGAGTACTGCGAGTCTGCAACAATGAAATATCATCATCGTTGGCGGTGATTTGATGCTGCTTATCGTCAATCTGAGACTGGAGGTCAGTGTCCTTCTCTTTCAGTTGCTTGACAGACTTATCTACATCTTGGATCATCTGACTTAAATCCTCTGGGAGACCAGTGGCGGCTTGGATGGTTTTGCGAAGCTCTGGGTCGAACTTCTCGATACCAAGCGTATCGTCTGCTACCTTTTCATTTGTGACTGATCCGTCTTTGATTTTCTCCGTAGTTACAGATTCGTTGGCGAAATGTTTGGTCTCCAAGGATGCCTCACGAACTACTCTGCCATCAACCGACTGGTTGCCAAGTTTCGGGTTTGTAATAGCTCTCTCCTCTACCTTCTCTGTTGTTACAGCACGATCATTGAGCTTCTCGGTGATGATAGCCTTATCCTTAACCTTATCGTAGGTGACTGCCTCAGGTGAAAGTTTGGGGCTATCTACCGACTGGTCGGCGATTTTCTCGCTGGTTACATTCTGGTCGGCGATTTTAGAAGTTTCCACAGCACCTTCGGCTAACTTCTCGGTCGTGATATTCTCATCCGCTATCTTTGAAGTCTTGATTACTCCATCAGGTAGCTTATCCGTAGAAACTGCACCATCAGCGAGCTTCTCGGTCGTAACATTGCCGTCACGAATCTTGTCTTTCGTGATAGCCTGGTCGTTGATGTCGTCTGTTTTCATCATCGGCACCATACCACCTAATTTTGGATCTTCTCTAAATGTAGGCATATTTGATTTCTTTTGGTTCTGATGAAGTGAATATCTGAATCTTTATGGTTTCGGGAATCACCCGAAGACGAAGCTTGAACTCACAGGTGTTCTTGTGGGCACGAAGGGGAACTCTCGGTTTCTTTCCATCGCCCCTATCCTGTCTGATTACCAGTTTTCCTGGGTGCTTTAGCTTAATCATCAGGTAGATGTCACGCTGCAAGGTTATCTCCGGGGAAACCCATGCCAGTTCTTCTTCGCTATAATTCGTAGATACATACTCCATGATTTCATTATTTTGATGTTTGACTAACGCCTAGCTGCTGTAAGGCTATCGTGTACATTTGCGTAGCCTTGGTATCATCGTAGGCTGAAAGCAATAAGAAGGCGAGATAGTAGATGAAGGCATTCTTCAAGCGGTCTGGGATAGCTACATCTGTAGAATCGGTCGTGCTTACGTTCTTCGGAACACCCACATAGGAAATGACAGCTTCCGTAGGCTTTGGCTGCAAGAGGATTTTCAGAGGATTCTCACGCATGATAGCCGCCTGTGGTCGATCAATGGTTCCCTTTGCCGTATCATCAAACATCATGACAGCCTCATCTTGGGTATCTTCTATAGGCACTACTGCCTTGAACCAGCCATTGCCACGAATGCGAGAGATATTGATTACCTCGGTATTGGCATCCATCGTAACTACTCCAATGCTTCTCTGGGTATCGTAATCCTGCACTTGGAGGGTGGCGGAAGAAGTACCTATCTTCTTGGAATCAACCAATGCAACAGAGGATGATGCGGTAACGGCAATCCAATGCAGGGCATCATTGATTTTTGCCTTGATGATGTTGTCCATATACAAATCATCCTTCTCATCTGTGGTTGATGAGAAGTTGTTGGATTCCTCGTCTATGCACCAACGGACTGCCTTTATGATGTCTTCTACCTTCATTTTACCTTATTATATATGTTACTCCTTGCCGTAATCAGGGAAAACAAGACCAGCCTTGTCTGCATGCTTCATGGCAGTTTCAAGGGTTCTGCAATCCTTATCAAAACGGCTATTTATGTAATTGATAACCTCTTCTGCCGTGCGGATGCCGGTTACCTCCTCCTTCTGAGCTTTCTTTGCAGGCTTCTTTGTAGGCTCATTTACAAGCGCCTCTTCCTGCACAATATCCGACTCTTCAAGCGTTGTACGAATACAAGTAACCTTTCCGCTCCTTACCAATTCATGGTTATCCAAAAGGTCTTGCGCATATTTGTTGCGAAGAGTAAGCTCTGGGCATTTGCGCATGTAAGTGTTGCCATGAGTAAAGTTGTAGCGCATAGAATTACCGCCAGCACCGGAAATCGTAAGGCTTACATTATTACACAGCTCGTTATATCTATATGTCTTAATCATTATTTTCTATTTTAATAACAAAGGGACAGGGCTATTAACTCCTGCCCCTCTGCGTGATTTATATGTTAAAGATGAAAAAGATGCCTTATGCAGCAACGTCCATGCCGGCATACAAGTTCCACTTAGTACCATCGTACTCGTAAACCTTGCCCTTCTCGTAGGTTGTCTCATCCTTGGTGTAATCCTCTGTCAAAGCCACCTTCATGCCCTTAGAAGCAGTATCAGGGAGAGTCTTCAGAGATATGATGCTGTTCACGATACCAGTAACACCAAGATTGGTGATGAATGCCTCTGGACCGACCAGGATAGAGTTGTAGCCACGAAGAGCAATACAATCTGCCTCAATGTGCATGTATCGCTTAGCCTCACGTGGATCGTAGCCATCCTTGCTCATGTCATTGGTCTTATCCTTGCCCTTCTCCTTCACGTAGTGGCGAGCGCCCTTCAAGTCCATACCAACCATGCAGTCTTCCATGTGCATCATGTCAAGAGTCTGATCCCAAACGAAATCAATAGTACCATAGTTGTCAACGTAGCGAGAGAAGGTAATGTCGATTTCCTTGTGGGTAGAAAGAACCTCGGTGCGACCCTTAGGAATCTCAATGTTCATCAGGCGCTTGATTGCGTTCTTGCCACAGAACATATAGATGTGGTCAGACTCGGAGAAGTCTGTGAACATCAACATACTGATAGCAGTCAGATCCTCGTACTTGTAAACCTCACCGATACCATACTGGTTGGTCAGCTGATTCAAGATACCATCTGCGAAGTAGGTGTACTCATCAGCACCATCATTGGTGGTAGAGTGAATACGAGCCTTGGTACCCATCCAGTAAGAACGCTCAGCACGCATCTTGTACTTGTTGAGTGCATCTTCCTTCATATCCTTCACGGTATGAGGAATCTTCTTCTTCATGGTCTCGAAGTCCTCGGTGAAGACGATAGAGAATGCTCGCTTCTGGAGATAAACATCGGCAGAACGTGGCTGATAGTTCTCAGCAGGAACCTTCATCTGTGATTCAGAGAGCGCTGTAGAAGCTGCCAAAATAACTGTACCAACAGGAATGTTCGGGCAAGTCATGTTTTCCAAGAACTCGCAATCGGCATTCTCTTCGTTAGCCTTGCCATTGATAGCCTGCAAGGTAACCTCAGTACCTGACTTATTGGCGCTGGTAACAAAGAGAACCAAACGACCTTCACGAACTGTAGTAGAGCCACGCTTGTAACCAGCTACGGTAGGAACGATAGCAGTAGAACCCTCGTAGAATGGCTTCAAAGAGCCTGAGAAGTTGGTCTTGGTAAGCTTGATGGAAGCACCAGTAGCAATAGGCTGTGTAACCTCACCGTCCAAGGTCTCACCACCATAGCGTGCGTGCTTCTTCTTGTAGCCAGTACAAGGAACTGTTGTGGTAAACTTCTTGACGATAGAAAGGAGAGGTGTATGATATGGGCGGAACTTGGTCTCACCCGTGTCCCAGTCTTCCTCTTCAAGACCGCCTCGGTCCATCTGTGTAGCAGAAGCCTGCGTACCGGTCAATGACTGACCAGCCGTTTTACCACCAGGGGCAAGCAAGTCGTTCTTATCCTTATCTACCTGCTCATTGGCAGCAGTCTCTTCGGTTGTTGCAGGCTTAGAACCCGGCTCGTTCAAGTCAGGTTCAACATCATCACCAACAGCCATTGCGCCACCGCCTGTAACAACAGCAAGAAGCATCAGAATCATCTTAAAGATGAACTGACGATTAGAAAAATAATTAATTACTTTCTTCATTTTATACTTATATTTATGGATTAATAATCTTGTGTTAACCAATATCATCAAAGAAGCTGGATGCTCTCTTCTTAGTTTTCTTCTTAGCTGGCTCGTTTCCAGCACCCGAAGTAGATAATGAAGGAGGAATACCCTCGTTTGCGGAAGAGCGGACCTTATTCTGAATCTTCTCGTTTCTTGCCTGCATAGCCGCCTCGTCTCGGGCAGAGGAAATATCAGAATCGTAGTTGTTGGCATTATGGAGCATCTTCCAAACATCATCGGGAATGTCGCCACTCTCTACCTTGTCGTGAATCTCGTAAATCTGCTTCCACATATCGTCCACCTCATCAGGGTAGAGATTCATTAAGCGTTCATAAGACTTTTGCATATTCGCAAAATTTCTATCGGCAGCGGCGTTCTGTTCAGCTACGTCCTCATTATGCTTTGCGAGAATCTCGGCGAGTTTCTTACCGCCTTCAGGATCATCAAGCAACGTCTTCACGTCAATGCCCAAGCGAGCCATCGCATCAAACGGATTGTCGTCCGGATTCTTTTCCATATCCATCGCCAGAGCAGCGAGCCACTTGTGCTTGTCGAACACCTTAGACAACGCCTTTCCGCTCTCCTCGTATCGTCTGAGCGTATCAGCATCATCATTCATAGCCGCATAACGAGCTTCCTTATCCTCGAAATCAATGTCGGCATGACGCTTCTTGAATCGGTCGGAGAAAGCCTTGCGGTTAGGGCGGTCCTCTACTGGTGGAATTTCTTCCGCAGCCTGTTCGGGTGAAGGAACCTGCTGTTCAGATTCTCCACCTGCATTCATCTGTTCTAATTCTTCCTTTGTCATATCTTAAACTGTTTGAAACGTTGCCGCAAAGATGCAAAGAAAATGCAATTATATTTCCGTGTTTCCGTGACAATAGGCAAACGCACGGAAACACGGCAAAGAAAAAGGGATTTAAGACTATTTTTGCGCCTATAAATTAATAATGTGTAAACAAATATGGTTAAGGCGAAATTATTAACACTTAGCAAGGTGATGCCTCAGCGCAACAGATATGATTCCGTGAAGGCTCGAAAGAAGCGGCAGGAACACGGAAAGGACTGGGAACTGCTGACCCGATGCAAGAATGCCTGGAACAATCTGAGCGGCGTGAGGGAGACCCGAGCAAGAACGATGAGATACTGCAACGGAGACCAATGGAGCGACACCATCAGGGTGTATCATCATGGCTACTGGGAGGAAATGACGGAACGCACCTATATGGAACGGCGCAACCAGACCCCTATGAGCAACAACATCATGATCAGTATCTTGGAATCCATCGCAGGACTCTATGCCAAGCAGGGTACGGAACCAGTATGTTTTGCAAGGGACAGCAATTCCCGACAACTGAGCGACATGATGAGTGCCACGATGCAGTGCAACTGGCAGAACACCTATATGCAGGACGTGCTGAACCACGCTATCAAGGACTATCTGATAGGCGGTCAGATGTTCGTAAGAGAGTGTTGGGAAGACAGAGACCTTGAAATGCCCGATTCGTGGACAGATGCGATGGAAGCAGACCACATGTTTTTTGAATGCGGAAGCGACCCACGCCACAATGACGTGAGTCTCATCGGTGTGCTACATGATGTAAGCAAGGAAGACCTTTATCAGAAATTCGTGCGACAGGAATACGGTTTGACGGAAAACGACCTAGACACCATCTTCGATATTCAGGATATCGATGATAGCGGCTACGGCTACGAGTTCAACGAGGAGAAGGCTCTGGAGAACCTCAGCTTCGACTACAGCAACAAGGGCAAGCACTACGTGAGAGTGATTGAGGTGTGGACCACGGAGACCAAACACAGACTCCAATGCTACGACCCGATTGCTACCACAGGAACCAGCGCTTACTTCCGGGTGGATATGGAAGATACCGCCATGATAGAGAAGCTACGCAAGGACAATATCAAGCGAAAGCAGCAGTATGATGAAATGGGCGTAGCAGAAGAAGACAGAGCCTACATTACCAGCAAGGAGATTGCCGATAAGTACTGGTACTTTACCTATATGGCGCCAGACGGAACAATCCTCTGCCAGGGGGAAACCCCTTACGACTACAAGAGCCATCCGTTTACGATGAAGCTCTATCCGTACATCAACGGAGAGATTCATCCGTTTATGGCGAACGTAATAGACCAGCAGAGATACATCAACCGTCTGATTGTGATGAACGATATGGCTATCAGAAGCAGCTTCAAGGGCTTCAAAATGATTCCGACAACCGTATTGAACGGCAAGACAAAAGAACAGTTTATGGAAGATGCTATTGAATACGATGGATGGATATTCTATACGCCAAAGCGCACGATGCCGCAGGTGAAGCCAGAGATTATCACATCGAATGCGGTGAATATCGGAACCAACGAACTCTTGCAGATAGAGCTGAACCTGATACGAGAGGTTACCAACGTGAGCGGAGCTTTGCAGGGCAAGACCCCTTCGGCAGGAACATCGGCTGCAAGATATGCGCAGGAGAGCCAGAACGCTACCACTTCACTCTATACCATCCTATCGGATATGGACGTGTTTACGGAGAAGCTGGCAACCAAGAAGTGTATGACTATCCAGCAGTACTACGAAGACGGAAGAAAGGTCTATGACCGAAACTTCACTCAAATTTATCTGTACGACCGACTATCAGCCAGAGATATTCATTTCAAGATCAGCATCAAGAATGCGGCAGCTACGGCAACCTACAACACGATGCAGAACGATACACTCGACAAGCTTCTTGACAAGGGCGCCATCAATGTAGTGCAGTACTTGCAGAACCTGAATGCACCATTTGCCGACAAGCTTCTTGCCAGCGTGCAGGAACAGCAGGCGCAGTTGGAACAGATGTACCAGCAGCAACAGGCGATGGCTCAGCAGCAGGGCGGCGGACAAGTAGAAAACGGCATCGTACAGGGTGCAGACCAGAACGCCGTGGCACAGGCTATGAACATGAATAATCAGTATTATCAAACAGCATAAGTTATGGCAGTAGCAGAACAGACAATAACAATAGGGTATGCCGACATCAAGAGCAAGGTGAAGAAGCATTTCTCCATCATCGGAAAAAGACTTTCCGACAAGCAGGGGAATATCCTCTTTACTGGCGTTACCCTATCCTCGACCGAGGAAGACATATTAAAGCAGTATGTGAAGGATGCGGCGGAAACATTCGCGGGCAACTTCTCTCCACTGATAGCCGGCTACACGGATAACACCGATGATGTGGTATTCACCTATCAGCGGAACAGAGTGAGCGAAAGCAAGGCGAACGCATTCTGTAGTCTCTTCAAGAGCTATGTGGTAGATTACGTAGCCTATTCTGTGCTATCCATGACCTATGCCGATTCTGCAAGGAAGTATGCAGACGATATGACGAATCATGTGAACTCTGCATTGAAGCTGATCTTCCAGAAGGATGCGCCGGCATCTGTAAGCGGAAACCTGACTGATATGACAGGAGAAGTAATTTTGAACTAAAAAGATAAAGCTATGATTATAAAATTTCAAATTGTAAAGTCGGTGGTGATTGGAGCCGTGAAGAGAGCCACCTACCTGAAGGCAAAGGTGGATAGTGCGACTGACGAGAAGGCTATCAAGTTGGGATTCAATGAGGCTGCTGGTGATGACGAGGTTCACGAAGCAACGCTCACCCATGATTTTGATACGGCACTGGAGATTGTGAAGACACTTCTTGCCGAGTATCTGGTACCGAATGCGCAGACCATCGGTGACAACATTATCTACTATGACTCCAAGACGGATGATGTGGTAGAGTTTATCATCAATGCCTCCAGAAGATGCAACGGAACCTTGACCGATACACTTGCCCGACTGGTATCAAAGTATGTGGAAGACTACGTTATTTTCCAGTGGTGGTTGAAGACTGCCAATCTGAAACAGGCAGAACCTTATCAGGCTTCACTCAGCATAGATGAGCAGAGCATCCGCAGATGTTTCGTACTGAGTGGTCCAGTAGTTCCAACCATTCCTTATACCCAGCATCTGACTGCCAAGGTGGATGGAAGCTGTGGTGATGGAGCTATCACGATTGCCCTGGAGGAAGAGGACGTGAATATCTCCTACTCTATTGACGATGGAGCCATTGATGATATTGAGGCGAGAAGCAGCGACCCGAGCATCGTTGAGATTCAGCGCAGCCCAGACCCTTACACCTTCGCCCTGAAGCCAAGGAATACCGGTGTGGCAACCGTTATCCTCTTCTCCCGACACAGCGACAACTTGAAGACAGAGGTAGAAGTAACCGTAGCAAAGGAGGTATAAGATGGAGTTCAACGCATTACACCCTACACATTTTATCCGTGAGAGAGGATGGAAGCCCGAGCCGAATCCTTTCCTTCCGAAGCCTCCTCGTCCGGCACATAAGTACTACAGCAAGCACATCTTCATCTATACCAACCAACTCTGGTATGACATTGATTCAGCTACAAACATGGTAGGCAGGGCAAGACGAGGCAACCAGACGAATCAGGAAGACATCATCCCAACCAGTGAGAACGATAAGGAAAGACCCCTCTTCTACCGCTGGTTTGACAAGTACCTGAAAAAGGCAGAAGGAATCCTCTCTGCCTACGTGATGAAGCCGCAGGGAGTGGTAAGGGACAATGCCCTGAAGGAATGGGATGAGAAGGAAATCTGGCTGAATATGCCCGACTACTGGGATGATACACGGTATGACGAGCTGGTGAAGCATATCCACAGCTACATCGTGGCTGGTGCTCTCTATGAATATTTCCTGCTTACGCTTACCAGTAAGGACCAGCTTACCGTCTCGAAGCAGGAGGAAATGAACGATGAAGAGCTGGAGATACTGGACACAGCGAGTGCCAGCAAAGCAGGAATGCTGATTCATACACTAAAGCCATTTGGATAAAAAGGAAGGAGAAGCTTATGGGAGAGTTTGATGATATTAAGTCGGTAAGAGAAATCATGCAGGAGAAGCGTGAGAAGGCGAAGAAGATTCTGCCAGTGAGCAAGAGCGCACAGAAAGAGTTTATCCGAGACTTCCTAGCCCGACATCAGGATAAGTTTGAGGATTGTATGAACCAGTTGGCAGAATTCGACCCGAAAACATACGTTACCATCTATGCTAACCTGACCAAGCACATGATACCAAAGCAGAGCGAGGTGAGCGTGACCCATGGATTGGACGAAGACTTCAAGCAGTTGGCAGCACTGGCACAGACCAAGACCGACAATAACGCCTTGGACGTGACTCAGGTGCCGCAGATACAGGATGCAGATTTTGAGGAGATAAAGGAATTGGGCGATGGCATTAGTTAGAGAAGTAGATATTGACGAACTCGTAGCCGAAAACAAGCGGCGATACGATGAGATTTACGGAACCTACAACCCTTGGACGGGTGAAGGATGCTATGATTTCGAGCACAGGGAGCTGCTCGAACTGCCCGACTTCATGATCAAGAAGATGTGGGTTCCCAGAGAATGTATGCGTACCTTATTATATAGGGGGCTGAAACAGTTGGGCAGTATGAAGGAGTACATCATCCGGGTATGGGGCAAGGAGTATAACGAGAAGAGTTACTACACCAAGCAGTTGAAGATGGTGCTGACCTTCGAGATTATGAAGGTGAGATTCAGGGAAGACCCCGAGTTTGCTCTGTTTGCTACCGACAAGATTGAGGATAAGGTAACTGGCGATATGATACCTTTCAAGCTGAACTACCCTCAGCGCAAGCTCTTGAAGATTTTTGAGGATTTAAGAACCAGCAAAAAGGCTATCCGAGTAGTAATTCTGAAAGCCCGACAGTGGGGCGGTTCTACACTCACACAGCTTTACATCAAGTGGCTACAGGATTTCCGCAAGGACGGATGGAACGCCATCGTACTAGCCCAACAGAAGAACACGGCAAAGAAAATCAAGGCGATGTACAGAAAGGCATTGGAGAACCAGCCAGGCTGGACTATCGGAAGACCGGGAGCCAAGCTTCAATTCTCTCCTTACGAGAACTCGCCTGATGATTTCCAGGTAACAGACGGCATGAGGGCAGTAAGAAGAAGTACGCTGACCGTGGCATCCTTTGAGAACTTCGACTCCGTACGTGGCAGCAACTTCCACTGTGCTCACTATTCTGAGGTGGCTTACTGGAAAAAGACCCCAGAGCATGATCCTGAGGGCGTGATTTCTTCTATCTCGGGTGGTATCAGAAATCAGGAGGATAACTTGGAGGTATTCGAGAGTACCGGCAAAGGTAACTCTGGCTTCTTCTATGAGAAATGCCAGTTGGCGATGGACCCGAAGAACAACGATGCCTATTCCTTCCTATTCATCCCTTGCTTCTTCATCGAGCACGATATGGAAGAAGTGAAGAGTGAACGAGCCTTTGCCAAATGGCTTTTGGAAAACAAGGATAAGAGTACCAATCCGAAGGGCTACCGAGAAACAGGAAAGTTCTTCTGGCGAATGTGGGAGAAGGGAGCCTGCTTCCAAGCTATCGAGTGGTACAGAAACTTCCGCAATAAGTTTACTACCCATTCCTTCTGTGCTACCGAGGCTCCAGTGGATGAGGAAGACGCTTTCCGTAACTCTGGTAATTTGGTCTTCAACCCCTACTCTATTGATGATTTGCAGAAGAAGTACAAGCGTGAACCAATCTATACCGCCGACATCATCATTGACGGCAACAAAAATGAGTCTTCCATCGAAAAGTCGAAGATCAGCATCCGAACAGACGGTGATGGAGACTTGAAGATATGGGAAGTGCCTAACTGTCTGAAAGTAGAGAACAGATACTTGGTGAGTGTGGATATTGGCGGTAAATCCTCGACTTCCGACTATACCGTGATGACGGTGATAGACAGATTCGATATGATGCCTACCATCAAGGGCAAGCCGAAGGTGGTGGCAAGATGGAGAGGACACGTAAGACACGACAAGCTGGCGTGGATGGCGGCAGCATTGGCGCATTACTACGATGATGCGCTGCTGGTAATCGAGAGCAACACGGCAGACCGAGAGAAGAACAACAATACGGAAGGCGACCACTTCGGAAGTATCTTGAACGAGATAGCCGACTATTACGATAATCTGTATCAGCGCACCACAAGTCCTGAGGACGTGAGCGATGATGTGCTTGCCAAGTATGGATTCCAGACCAATAAGCTGACGAAGGGTTGGGTGATTGATAATCTGGAGCAGTTTGTGGATGATATGCTCTGGGATGAACCAGACAGGGAAATGTATCATGAGCTGAGAATCTACGAGCGGCATGATGATGGAAGTCTTGGCAATATCGTGGGCAACGGAAATCATGATGATGTTCTGATGAGTACCGCCATCGGCTTATGGGTAAGCGCCAACGATATGGAGAAGCCGAAATGGAAACAAAAGGAAAGAACTAGCAGCGGTGGCGATGGCGTTCATTCTGCTGCGAAAATTTAAAGATATTGAGTTATGGAGAGAAACTTGGATAGAAAGACTTTGAGTTTCAGCAAGGGTATGACGAACGTGCCGAGTGACTTGCTGAGTGAGGATAGCGAACTTGACTATTCGCAAAACATCATATATAGGAATGGCGAAATGGTCCCGATTCAGAAGATGGAGCCTTTTGGTACAGTTACCGGCACTATCCTGTTTGTGCATAAAATGGCAGACTTCGAGAATATCATTACCTATGACAAGTATGTTGGGGATAGTGGCGAGAACAAATATACCATCAGATGCTACAAGAAGAGCGACCTCAGCACTCCGATTGGAACTTTTGAGGGTAATGGAGAAGTGAAGGATGCACAAGCGGTGGGGAACACACTGGTACTGGCTACAGATAATGGACTGAGATACATCCTTTATAAATCAGATACCTACAAGGATTTGGGAATGAATATCCCTGCCCTGAAATGCAACTTCACCTTCGAGAAGCCAACTAACAACTACATACCAGAAGAGAGCGAAAGAACTCTGATGAATATTTCCAACGATGTTGATGGACCCGATGGGTGGAAGTGTTATTATGATGCGAATGGTAAATTTCTACAAGCTGCTGGCGATGAACCTAGCGGAGCGTCTCTGCAAGGTGTGTATCACCATTTCTCCATCAAAGTATCTACAGACGGCTCGCACGAAAAAGGCTTTCAGGAAACGGTTCAAGGTCATGTTGCTCAAGCTATCAACTGGGTAAAAAGCAAGAATATGTTTGCGTTCCCTTTCTTCGTAAGATGTGCATTCAGGCTCTTCGATGGCTCTTATACCAAGATTACTACCCCATACATCTGCTATCCTACCATTAACAGAAATTGCCGTTTCAGCTCTGCGACTTTCGACCGTACCCATAACACATATATGGATCTTAGGCAAATGACAGGAAAAGAAAGCATCTTTTACTTCATCGAGTATAGCGAACTGAAATTCAAGTTTGAACCGATAAGCAATGATTGGAGAGACGTTATCAAGGAGATTGTAGTCTTTGCCTCTGATCAGGTCCTGCCATTCCGTTTAGATAGCGGTTGGAAATTAGTTTCCCCAAACGATACCTATATGAAGCCTTCTGCTAATTTCGGCTACGACAAGTATAGAGAGCTTCCGTTTGACTACGACAAGCAAGCGATGGCTTCCCATACCATCACGGTACACAGCGAAATTCAGCCGGAATATAAAACGGACCAGGAAATCATAGATGAACTGCTGACAAAATCACAGTTCTACAAACTGTTTTCTGTAAAGGAATCGGATAAGGTTATGGATGGAAACTGGCATTACTCGGTTAACGGAATAAAGGACGGAGATAGAACGTTCATTGCGAAAGGAGTTGTTGAGAATCTTACGACACAAACCCAACTGAATGTTGATGATTATTACGGATGGGCAAAGGCTACAGCAGAAAGGCTGTACACCTATAACGGCAGACTTCAAGCTATCGGATTGTTACGCTATCCATTTGGTGGTTTCTCGAATTTTACAGGAAGAGACTTGACTGGCGACGATTATTACTATATGTACACCCATATCGTGACGAACTCTTCTGATACCTGGACGATGAATGTCGCTTCTGTGAATAAGTCGTTCCTGCGTGGATGGATTTATTATCCAGACCCAAACGCTACGGAAATCATTCTTTATTCTGGTGGCAAATGCCTGAGAATCCCATTGGTTGTGCATCCTATGCTGAATGGTGCCTATTCGTTCACCAATCTTCCGTCAGCTGAAGGTGATGCGGAATTTGAAAGTATCACCGAAGATGAAATGATAGAACTGGTCAAGAACCTTAACCAGCCCGAATATCTTGATTCCCAGATTTTCACTTCCGTAGTGAACAATCCGTTTGTATTTGAGGCATCGGGCGATAACACCGTGGGTACTGGCAAGATTCTTGGTATCGTGGCTAACACGGAGGCGGTAAGTCAGGGACAGTTCGGTCAATATCCTCTGCTCGTCTTTACCGATGATGGCATCTATGCCATGAGCGTGAATGCAGAGGGTCTTTACTCCAGCATACACCCTATATCCAGAGAGGTTTGCAACAATGCTGATTCCATCACCCCTACCGACAAGGTGGTTTACTTTACTTCCGAAAAAGGATTGATGGCTACATCAGGCGGCGAGGCGATTTGCGTATCGGGGCAGTTGAGCGGAGGAAAGAACAGAGGATTGCCAAGCGACTTCCTGCCTTTCAAGACTTTCTTGGAGAACTGCCTGATAGCCTATGACTACAAGGCTTCGCTGCTGAGAATATTCAACAAGAAGACCAGCTATCACTATGTATATAATATGGTGGATAAGATTTTCTCTATCTCCCACAACTATACCAGCAGCAAGATTTTCTGTAGAACGGTAGCCAACAACTACCCCGACAATCTTGTGCAGTTTGATGATAGTACCGTTTATTCCCTTACCAACATTCCATTGGCAGAGGATGATACCAACGACTATGACTGCGTAATGACTACCCGACCCCTGAAACTGGGCGGCTCTACCATTCTGAAATCATTGAGGGGCTTGAGGCATCTTTTCGATTCTGATACCGGCACGGTAAGCGTTACGGTCTATGGCTCGAATAACGGCAAGGACTGGGCTGTGCTGAAGAGTCTCTTCGGTAAGCCATGGAAGTACTTCAAGCTGGAGTATTCTTTCAAGAACTTCAAGGCAAGCGATTCCTTTGCCGGGTCCATCATAGAGACCCAGAGCAGAAGGGAAGACAAGATAAGATAAACCCTTCCATAAGTTTGATAACATCAAGAAGGCGGCTACTCGTGATGAGCAGTCGCCTTCGATATTAAAACACTAACAAACTTATGCTGAACGTTTCCGTTCTATGTAGATTATGAACCATTCCATCAAATAACCTATGACGAAGCAATAAAGGTGGAGACATCCGTTCACGTTGTCCAACAGCATCGTGAAGAGGATGAAGGGTCCAGCCTTCCTGATTGCGTCTTTCCATCGTCCTGTCCTGCCCCACATCACACCGAAGACGGCGAAGAGGAACCCAGACAATCCCATCGTTGGCTCGTTGACGAACATCGGCAGATAACTGGCTGCTACGGCTACCGCAAAAGCCTTGAAGGGTGAAATCCTGCCCTTGATCTGCCAAAGCACCAGCAGATTGATGGCAAGATGAAAACCATTGACGTGGAAGAAGCTGTACAGTAGATGATTCTCCCAGGGGCATCCGTGATAGAAGCCTATGTGCCAAGTGCAAAGAATGATGCAGATGAGCGACAGAAACGCCTTCAATCTGAAACTATTCATGCTTACCATCCCTGTAACCTTTCCCATATCGCTTGCAATTATAGAAAATATCCTCTGCAGAACGAGGAGACAGGAAGAATTCGGGGGCTGGCTCTCCTACCAGAAACTGGCAGATGAAATGGAGCGACTGCCCGATAAACTCTTTCTTCTGAGATACTGCGTTCAATCTATCGAACAGAGAATAGTACATTCTCCTTCTCGGTTCCGTCATGGCATCCACCTCAGAGAAATCGCCTACCACCATTTTTCTGAGCTTCTCGAATGCCTGCTTCGGATTCACATAATATCTCGGTGCGGGATGAGATACTATCTTCGCCCACGCCTCCTTTGCGGTGTGGCAGGTGGGTGCTACCTCACGATAAGTCTTCATCAGGTCTTCCCGTTGCTTTTCCGTTAAGCTATAATTGGTTTTCGTCATACGCTTTACTCGTTAAATCGTACTGCAAAGGTACAAATAATCTAGAATACGTCCAAATAAATAATATATTTTAATATTTTGCTCACTTTTTATGGTTTTGTGCAGAAATCTTTTTATCTTTGCACCGACTGAAACATTTAGCTACCGTTTTCTGAGAAACAGCAACTGAATCAACTGAATTTACTTAAAAATGAAACAAGATGAAAAAGAGTATTAACAACGCTCTCTCGGAAGAGGAGCAAAGGATGGTTCTGCAAGGTTTGCTGAGCCGTAAGATTTGGAGATTCTATGAACTCCTGGCAAAATGGGCACCCATACCGCTGATGCTAGGGCACTGGTATGGAGTTTGGGACTATGGGCGTTATCCAAGACCTACCGTACTTAATACGGCTGATAACGGAAATTGTATCATCTGGATTTACTTTCTTGCATACGTGTATATGCCAATCTGCATGATACCAGTGAGCTTCTTCTTCAGATACTGCTGGATATTCCGCATCCCATTCTTCTATTTCTTTGGCATCAACGCCATCAGACTGTATTATCGGCACTGGCTCATCACTCCAGACCAACTGGAGATGCACCATGTATTTATCATTAATATTATATGCCTATGGATTTATCAAGATCGCTATCACACGTAGCAAATGCCGCATTCCAGATGTTTCAGAATGGAGAATGCGGTTTTTCGGAAGAAGAAGAGAGAATAGTACAGAGAAATCTTCTGTACTGGATGGAAAGAAGACATCACTTTGATGAGAAGCTGGGAAGAGCCTGCATCGCCAACATCTACTACTTCAAGGATGATGTGACCAAGGAGTACGCCCCATTCTTCGATTACAAGGAAGTGAGGGAGGAATACGACAAGCAGGCTTGGATGATTCCCGACTACACGATGTGGGATTTTGCCGTGACCATGAACAAGATGTTTGCAGAGAACATTGATGTGATTGGCAAATGGTCGAGAAGCAAGGAGACCTTGAAGAAGAGAATCTCCGAGCTATCAGTGAGTTTCCTCTGCGACGAGTCAACCAATCACCCCACCGATAAAATTTGGTGGTACATGAACAGTTAGACGGAAACACGGAAAAAGCTATCTGAAAACCCCTTATCTTTGCGCCATTAATCAATATTAATGGTATATATGACAGAGATTATTCATACATTTTTGCAAGAGCACCTGTACAGATCGGCATTGGTTATTGCCATCTGCATGGGTGCTCTTATCATTTCTATGGGCGTGGACCTGTTCTTTGGCATCAAGAAAGCGAAGGAGAACGGACTGGCTACGACAAGTACAGGATTCAAGAAGACTTGCGACAAGGCGAGGAAATACTTCTCTCCCTTCATGGTGACGGTCTGTATAGACCTGATAGCCTGTACGGTTCTCCCCTTCCCTGTCTTCTCTATGATATGGGCAGGCTATTGCGTGTTCTGTGAATTTGTAAGCGTAAGAGAGAAAAGCTGGCAGAAGGCTGAGATACGGAAGCAGGAGAAGACGGTAAGCATTCTTCTGGAGAACAAAGAGGACCTTGCTAGGGCTTTTGCCGAGATTATGAAGGAACTGGAAAAGGAGAAGGAGGGCAAAGTATGAGACTGATTGAGAAAATTTTCGTTCACTGTACCGCCTCTTCTCAGAAATGGGGCGTGAAGGAGCTTTGGGATGAGTTTAAGCGCAAGGGCTGGAAGAACCCCGGCTATCATTATGTGATTACCAAGGATGGTGGCATACATCAGATGTTACCGGTAGAAATGGTTAGCAACGGTGTGAAGGGATATAATTCTACTGCCATCAATATTGCCTATGTAGGCGGTATCGACTCGAAGGGAAAGGCTGTAGATAACAGAACCAAGGAGCAGAAGGATGCTCTGGTTACCCTGCTTAGACAGCTGAAAAAGAAATATCCGAATGCGGCGATTATGGGACATCGTGATATTTGGGGGACAGACCAGTCGAAGTGGAAGAAGATGTGCCCTTGTTTTAATGCGAAAGAGGAATATAAAAATCTATAGCGTATGAAGTGGTATGACATAAGATTTTGGAAATGGGCTTGCATCGGTTTGGTGGTTGGAGTTATCCTGCTGGCATTCACTGGCTGCAAGACCAAGGAGTATGTGAAGGTTCCCGAGTATCATACTGAGTATATTGTGAGAAGTGACACTATCGCCAAGACGGATAGTGTATATGTGAAGGATTCGGTGTATGTGTATCAGAAGGGTGATACCGTAGTGATAAGCAAGATTGCCTATCGGGACCGATACCGCAACATATATAAGGTAAAGCTTGATACCATCATCAAGCGTGATTCTGTCTCCGTGCCTGTACCAGTGGAGCGGCAGCTTACCAAGAGTGAGCTGAGATTAATGACACTGGGAAGATGCTATATCGGATTTCTTTTCCTGTTGGCTGTATGTGCCATCGGCTTTGCTTTCTGGTATCACAATAAAAAGTGCTAGCTTATGGGAAAGATTAGCGAAGAACTCCAAATGATAGACTCGCTCCTGATGGAATTTCATGAGCGGATTCAGTCGGGGCGATGTTTGACGAATAAGCAGCAGAATACGATGATGCTGAATTTCCTACATCAGATTGCCAACAAGGATGAGCCGATCAGTAAAGCGGAAGCGTGCGGATACGTCAAAGTTTCCAGGTCAACCTTTGACCGGTTGGTGAAAGAAGGCAGGCTCCCTAAGGGACGGAAGCGCAAGGGCTGGACCGAACTTGTTTGGTATGAAAAGGATTTGGATAAGTACATAGATAAGTTGATTTAGGTATAATTTTAGGTTTTTGTTTTTATAGGTTAGACGTTGTTTGTTTAGCTAAAAAATCCCCACCCGGCTGTGAAGCTAGGTGGGGATTGCAGTTTTACTCGTCAAGAATATCCTTGATTTTCTTTTCGATGAACTCATTAGAAGTACATTCCTTTATTAAGGCTTCAATGTCTGGTAATTCTGCATCAACACCGTCTTCTTGCGTTTTAGATGCAAGAATCTTCATTATCCATTTCGCCCAATTACCTTTAGCAAGGTCTATAAAAGAATCCTTTTGGATTTCATAGGCTTTCTTCAACTCTCCGTTATCACGGAAATATCTGAGCACTTCCGTCAAAGCCAAGACAAAGTTCTTGTCTTGCATCGGGCTATTCTTCGCCTCTTCCAGTTTAAGCATCAGGAAGAGTAATGATGAATGTAAATCTGTTTTGTTCATAATTAATCCTTTCTTCTACGATTCTTGATATGTAATGCTAAAGCGCAAAACGACAACAATAGCACTAATAATTGTCCTGCTTCCATATTACTTTTCCTCCATTATTTTCTTTTTAAAACCTCAGAGAAGTCAAATGTTTCCTTATTCATAGTTAATTGTCATCTAATAGTTTATCTAAACTTAACACAAGATGTCTTTGCCAATCATATAAAATATATGTAAATGGTACTATAAAACCCGCAAATATCCCTGCAATTCTATAGAAAAAGCAAGTTACCAAGAAAAATGGTATTGACACCACCATAAAGAAAATCATAATGAAAAATATGATGTTTATAATTACTTTCTTCATTTCTCACCTTCCTTTCTATTTATAAGTATTAGTTCAACTAATTTATTACCTTCTCTAATATCATATTGTGCAAGAGGGTGAAAACGCATTCCATAATAACTAGTATCAAAGCCAAATGAGCCTTCTTTGAATATGACTTTCATCGCTTCTGAATCATTTATTGGAGTGAGATAATCACCTTCCCAAATTTCCTTTCCATTCTTGTCTCTCAGCCCCGTAAACTGGCAGACTGTAGAAGGGTCAACTTCATAAGTGATATTTCTGTTCAACATACTTTCTTCCTGACGATTTTCGATGATGTAGGTATTACCACATTCGGCATAAAAGTAACCTTCTACCCAAGTGTTATTGTCAAGACGTTTAGCCTTGAACTTGATATTTTCTATTTTCATAACTATTTTATAATTCTATTGTTAGAATAGGCTCGGCTGCGCCATTTCGAGTTGAATGCGCTTGCAAGCCTTGTCGTAATATTCTTTGTTCAGCTCGAAACCGATAAAGTTCCGCTTCTCTCTGATGCAGGCGATAGCAGTAGTACCGCTGCCCATGCAGTTATCAAGAACGCACCCCCCCACATTGGTATAAGTACATATCAGATAGCGGAGTAAATCTACTGGCTTCTGGGTAGGGTGGAAGGTATCGGCAGAATGTTCTTTATCAAAGCAGATGATACTCTTTGGGAATTTTTCATCTGATACGATAGTAGGCACCTCTTTATTATCGCCGTAGCAACCTCGCTTTAAACTATGAGAACCATCGCCTCTTCGATGATTTCTTGGATGTGGCGCACATTTTACCATCTGAGGATTGTAGATAGGTTGTTTCCGATAGAATACGGCAATATCCTCATGCGAGCGCAGAGGCATTTTGTTGGCATTCAGAAAACCTGTTACCCGTTGTTTGCTCCAAATAAGATTATATTTCCAGAGTTTCGGCTGCGACATCATAAGTTGTGCGGTAAACATACCTTGGCAGAAAAGAATAATGGCTGCATTGGGTTTGGTTATGCGCAGATATTCCTTCCATAATGGCTCAAGCGGGATAATGTTATCCCAGCCACCGCCCTCACTTTTTTTATTGAGAACGCCATACGGCAAATCGCAGATAATACAATCCACGCTTGCGTCCTGAATCTTTTTCATTCCTTCCAGGCAGTCTTCATTATATATCTTATTTAATTCCATTGTAATCCTCCTCCACTTTTACACCGAAAGGCGTTCCGTCCTTAAAGGTGTTGTCTTGATAGCTATTTTTTGAAGCCAGCAGGATGGAGCTATTATCCTTATCTGCCAAGCCCACATAGTAGTCATCAACATAAACGATATTGAAATAACCTTCTTTGCATTTTAGCCACCCGAACGGCTGGTGTTTCTCCATTTCCTTCCAACACTCTTCTGCGTTCTTAAATGGGCGGTACCCTTGCTTTGGCTTGATGTGTAAATAAAATTTTTTATCATCAATTTTAACTTCATAGTGATACTTAAAATTACAACGGTGTTTTTTGTTATATTTTTCACATATCTTTTCTGCCTCTTCCTTTGTATCGCAAGTTGCAATAAGCCCATCGGCATATGTGCCCCAATATCTAACTACATTAAATTTTGTAATATCACCCTCCAACTCTTTAAGTGCATCCACTAACAAAAGTTTAGCCTTTGTCGTACATGGATATGGCACTTCATCAATAGCGGTTTGAGCTGCTTTAATATATTTGATAGCTTTTTCTTTACTCATTGCTTATCCTCCTTTGTGTTACTCTCCTTTACTTTTTTTTTAATCTGTTAATTAAAACATCAGCGCAATTAACGGCAAGTATTGCTGCGAAACTTGCATTAAGCTTTTTCCCTACATTAAGCATAGAAGGAAATAGTTCTTTTGCAATCTCATATCTGCGCTGCTCCCAATCTATTGTTTTCATATTCTCTTCTTTTTACCCTCTCCCTTTTACAGGAGAGGGTGGTTAGTTACTCCTTAACTTCTACAAACTTTCCGTTTTTAATTTGATACCAAGTATCAGCCTTGATGTTTTTTCCGTCAACGTACTCTGTCTTAACACATGCTGGAACATCACGTTTCTTTTCATTGCTCCATTTCCATTCTGCAAGCGTTATCCATGAGCCAACCTTTGCTTTGGCTATTGAACTATTGCCAGCACACATGATAATAGTATCTTCTCCAGTGCTGTCAATCTTAGCAGAGTCACCGCTTGAACCAATCTGAGCATAGTCACCGCTTGAACCAATCTGAGCAGAGTAACCGCTTGAACCAATCTGAGCAGAGTAACCGCTTGAACCAATCTGAGCATAGTCACCGCTTGAACCAATCTGAGCAGAGTAA